GTCACCGGGGTGCATACCATCTGCCCCACCCATGCTGCCAGTCTGCTGCATTTGCTTGTCCTGGTTGTCTCTAATGCTTTTCTGTGCCGCACCCTCATCCTTGTAGGTTCCGGTTGGCTCTACACCGTCCGCGCCGCCTTGGTGATAAGCAACACGACGACGCATCTCTGCTCTCTTGCGTAATCTTGACTCGTTCATAATTTCCTCCATTATTGAATTTATTGAAATGTCATCTACATAATCTCCAAGCCCGTTATTATCACTCGCGAATGCGACTGACGGTTCACTCAACCCAGGAGGTGGGACTGGAATAACCCCTCCTGCGTCGTTTTCAAAATCTGGCGCCTCTCCAGTGTCGCTGCCAAACATGGTTGGCGTCGGAAGATCTGGAGTTGGCAATGCGGCCGGCTCACCGGACACAGTTGTATTCTCTGCCAGAGAAGTCTCTGGAAGGTTTGTGTTTAAAATATTTTTTAGCTTATCGATTGCAGCTTTAACCTCTGGGGAGTCGGAATTTCCATACTCCTCTATGGTCCTTACAATTGCTGATATCTTTGAGGCATCTGCAATCTCGGATGATGACAGATTAGAAGTCTGCTCTGCAACTTCAAGAGCAACCGCAGAAGGCTCTTCCGCCTCCTTCACTAGGCCATTATTCCCAAGAAAGCTTTTTACAATGCTCTCTCTTCTGGTTAGCGAGCATCCGTCAGGACCACACGCAGTCTTCATTATTCCATTCAAATGCTCGGCCTGTTGGACAGATAGCCTCCCAAGCATCGCGTCAACATCTTCAACGCCATGGGATATAAACTCATTTCTATAGTCTCTTAGTGAGGCAACCACCTTTAGCAGTACTGCTCCCGGCTCGGCCGGAGTTACTACAAGGCTATATTCAATCGGCTTTAATCCGACATTCACCTCTCCGTAGGCAGTGTGATTCGTAACGTGCGGGCAGTAATCACTCTGAACTTGTGCTCGATTCCCACAGTCAGTGCATATCGACGTCTCGACGGCGGTGCCCATGGACCCGTACCGAACCATGCCAGTCTCTACCTTTCTTGCCAGGTCTGGGTAATTGACCTTGTCTAAGGCACACAGGCCAACAACTTGCTTGAACTTTTCGTCGTAGTGAGTATCCAAAATAATTCCACGAATTCCGTCCACAGAGCTTGATTCGTGATCACGACATAGCGGCATTCCAACCCACTTAGTGGTTGCCTTCTTTAGTTCGCTCTCTGGAAATAGATCGCCATTATTATTTTTATGCGGATCCACGTTTCCATGCCACTTCCAATCTTCATCATAAAAGCCCCAAGCATCCTCTCCGCTTGCGAGCTTCTTTGGAAGCCCGTTCTCTCCGAGAATCGCCGACTCAGCAGCCTTTAAGAATATAATTGAAAAGTATAGAAAATCGTCCGACTTGGGAGCAATAGATCTTATATCATTTGCAAGCTTTGTCATGCGGTCTACCAAAACTTTATTTGCCAAAATTTCTTTGGTAGAAACGGACTTAATCACAGTCCCGGACGAATAGCTAACTTTCTTAATCATTTAATAAATCCAAACCATTACAGACTCTACGGTCAAAAACCTCAATATTGAGGCTCGCAGTATATTTTAGTAATGAATATTAGTCACAAAATCAATTTGTGTAGTTTTTTTATACATTACTTCTGCTATTTTTCATCTTCAGTCTTTTTTGTTTCAGATTCATCAGAAATCTGATCTTTGAGCGCCTTGATTCGGCGATCATCGGAGTCGGCGTCCATATATACAACCCCGTCCTCTCTTTTTTCTTCTTTCTTCTTGCTATTTTTTACAAAAAGCTTCTTTGTTTTGTCGCCAAACTTAATAAACATTTGCCTATTTTACTCCGAAAGAATCAAAACACCCAAAATATTTGAGTTTATATATTTTCTCATTCTTTCAATTGTCATTTTCAAATCTTCTCCGATTTTTTCAGACGAAGCGGTTGCATCAGAAAGCTCAGGAATAAATGTGGGTGTGCTTATTTTGTCGATTAGAGAAAATACATTCTTTACGCTATCGGAAAATAATTTTGATGATCCGGCTAGGTTATGTACAATTTCAGAAGTAGTAGAAATATCCTTGATCTCATTCATAACCTTTATTCCATCTCTAAGATCGATTAGCATCTTTTTTACTTTCCTAGAAACCCTCTTCGTAGACTGATTATATTGGCCCTTGCTATTTGCAATCAACGAATCATTCCCCTGAACCTTTTCATATTCAGAAAGATTTTTACCTAGATTTTCTGATATCTCTACACATAGTTTTTCTGCTTTTTCAAAAAACTTATCCGCGTCTCTAGCCCGGGCCTTGGTTGTATTTGGAACCGGAACTCCAGCCCTCTTGGATAATGAATTAAATTTTATATTTTTTGTTAAATACTTCTGACTTGCAGCTGAAACTATATGATCATCAGTGAACCCAGAAGGAATCATCATTACCTCCACTATGCTCTTTTGACTCAAAGTGGGTAGTTCTGTTTTTACCTTTGCGTGAATCATTGAAGATAAAGCATTTTTATCTACATCCAAAACAGATGTTGCGATAACAACTCGCTCGCCGCGATCCAATGCCTTGCCGATCTTATTTATAATTGGGGATGAGCTTAAAAAGTTATCTAAACTCTTTCCTCTGCCGACCGCTATGGCCATGTTTTTTCCGGACAGCTCCCAGAATCCTTGTCGTATTGCCGCTGACGTGGAAATTCGATACCCGTAACCTTCCCCCTTGCTTCCAGCGAAAGCATTATTATCTATATCTAAAAATACAGATTCATCGTCTATTCCTACCGGATTTCTTGGAAACATTCTTACTGTAGAGCTAGGCGACGACAACTCCTTATCTATATCAAATATAGCCACCGCAACCTTTGGGGCAGATGCTGGGGTCATTAGCTTATATATGTCCATGTTGTTTGATTTTTTATTTATAGAAACAAGGTTGCCAGACCCCATCTTTACTATAGACCCAGCTGATTCGGATTCTTTAACCATAATAGTCCCAAGCCCCTGACGCTCAGCAACCCTGTATGCAATCGTCTCGGGCGCAGACAGCGCAGAGTTAAGAAATACAGAGTCACCTGGAGAGAACCCAGCCTCAGATGATACTCCGCCATTTATCTCAAGAACAGTCTTTACTCTTGGGCATGAAAACAAATCCAAAGATCCTGGTTGAATATTTTTTGAAATCTTTACTACCCGGTCGTCCTCGTCGATAAATAGGATGTCTATCGGAAATCCGACCGTTCCCATGTGGTATGTTACATCCGATGGATTATCATACTTAAATAACAATCCAGAATTACTTCCCAGCGCTCTATACGACTGAAGCCCGACGGCCTGCTCCTTGGCAGAAACAAGGGTTTTGCACAAAAAGCCAACGCTTGTCCCGTTGCTAGTAATTACTCGAGCAATAGTTTGCGGATCTCTATCTTCTTTTTTCACCAAGGATCGGGTTCCTGCGCTCTTTATTATTTTGAATCCAACCGAATCTAAAAGTGATGCATTCTTGCTATTAACAACCCCGAACGATCCGCTGGACAATTGGGAGTGTACATTTCTCAGGGCTGACTTGAGATCCTTTTCGCTCTTGAACTTGTTCGCTATAAGAAATCCATCAAATTTGGTATTAAAATTTATAAATCTAATATCACCGCGATAAGCTTTTGCCTCTTTTGTGCTCACTGCCGTATTAGAAAGGATTGTAATTCCAAATTTTTTCGATGCAAGCTTCTTGCTCTTGCTTACTTGCTCTCCAACGGAGAGTACCGACCCCTCCTCGATTATATCGGCCATATCATCACTTAAACTTATAAACTCCTCTAAATCTTCTGTATTTTCGTCTACACGCATAGACATTCCTCCGGAATAAGTCTGAGGAGTGCTTGGGTTGAGCTCGTCGCCACCTGACACTCCGGCTGATTCATGCCTTCCTCCCGTCATAGACAACGAGTCATACCCGCTTGTTCCTTGTGCTATTCCAGTGACCTCATCGTCAAATGATTGATCATGAAAGTCTATAACTGGGTATGCTACTTTTCTCACTTTGCCCTCCAGGCATTCTAAAGTCTTTTTATTAATTCTCTTAAAACTATATTTATAAAATATGGATCTCTTCCATTTAAAACATTCTTCACCAACCCGAGAGCTGCGCCGATCGCCGCACCCCCTGGCGTATTTTTATTTGAAATCTCGAGTGTATTAAACTCCTCCAAGTGCTTTGACAGGCTCGAATATGAGCCCTGTCTCTTTGCAAAAGAGATCCTACTGATCATTATTTTCATTATCTTGTAGAGCTCTTCGGAGACATACACGGGGTCTGATTCTAATAATTGAGCACTTTTTTCTATCGGGCCAACTTCGAGCGCCTCATTTATTTTCCCAATCGCCCTTTGATATGCGACCCTCTCTGCGGCCTTCTGGTCTCCGCTTGCGCGATACTCTATAACCATAGAGCGACTATAAGTTCTGACTGCCGCTAGAATAACCTGATTAGCCCCAATTATATCTGACTTCGCGAGCCTCACTAGTGCATCTTTAAATAAATTTGAATAATCTAAATTACTCTGTTCTGAAACCTTTCTTATTACAAGCTCCGCAAAGTCAACTAATCTTGAGTCTTTTTTGAAAAAGCTATCGTCTAAATCATCTGCCATATCCGTCAGTATGCCAATTAGATCTTCATAATTCATCCTGCTTCTTCTGGTCGGCTTCATATCAAAGAGTGGAAACTCTAGCTCATCCGCCTTAAACGTCGGAGGCAGGGTACTCTCTCCCGGAGATACAAACCCTCTTCCGACACCTACGCCTCCGTCGCCATCCATATCTCCTGACATCCCCTCTTCTGCTCGATGAGGCGTAATTAGGCATCCCTTTTCTTTTTTTACAACCTTGATTGCAGGAGAAGATCTGTAAGATATTTTTCTCATTTCTTTCGCCCAAACCCTTTCGACATAACTCTATCTGCCAGGCTTCTTCCTTTCCACTTTTTTGGCCGAAAAGGCTTTCCACCTGCTCCTCTAATCTTGCCGCCGCCAGCGACAAGCTGTGCGGCAGTAAACGTTACGGCCTTCCCGTCACTTCCAATTGTCTCATATAACGGAGTGGTTGCAGACCCAGAAGATAGTTTTATTAATTTTTCATATAAAAGGTTTTTCGCCAAAACATTTCTCTGTCCGCCTTCTGTTCTTACCTTTAATAGGGCAGTCCCTCCGGCCGGCGGCATCGTATCCTTTAGCGACATAACATCAATCGCAATCCTAAGCAAAAGTGTTTCGTCCGGGGATATGCTGGTGGACGCAGTAAATAATCTCTCAATATTTGTGGAAGTAGACCTTAATACTGTCTCATTTATCGTAACCGTATTACTTCGAATGAATTCATAAAAAACATCTTGAGCCTCAAGGGCGTTTCCCGCAACAACATCAGAAACTCTAATTTCAATAACCACAGCCAGCGGGTCCCCCGCGGAAAGAGCATCAGTATCAATATCCACTCCTCCGGACATTAATAATGCCGCATATGAACTCACCGGATCGGGGTAAATTTTAATAATTACAGCCCCAGCGAGTGCGGACGTGTCTCCGGCGACTGGCGCGGAAGCATCATTACCTATCTGGCGTGGTTTTTCAATCTCGCCGGGGGAGATCGAAGATGGGGCTGAGCTCCCCATTTTCGCCATTGCCTCTCCGAGCGTTGCCCATCCGATTATTGCAGAATACAACTCTCGGCTCATACCGTCGCCTGAAACGCCAGTAACAGTGGACCATTTTTGATTAAATATAGGAATGACTCTACTCTTGAAAAAGGCGATCCTATCGCTACTCGCATAATATTCATCTTCAAGAATTTTTGTTTCATTATCTCCCGGCTCAAGCTCTTCTATGCTTCCAAACCCAGGAAGAAGACGGTTTAGAATTTTAGTTTTTTCATCTGCATTTTTTATTTTACTTATCTCCGAAACAACCCGTGTAAATGGCAGAAGCTTGGACTTAACCTTTGAAATTGACGCGTTAAGCCTTCCGAATGATAGCCGAAAAGCACCCTCTATATTGTCCTGCTTATCTATCCCGTGCGCTAACATATCAAAAAGGCCTCGGAATCTAAACCCAATCCCAGAAGAAAACTCAGAATTTCCATCTGAAATTCCATCCGCAATGCTCCTTGACGCAATTGCAAGCCGCTCGTCCAGAGCGCTGATGGCACTCTCGCTAAACTCCGCCTCTACATCCGAAGTCTCTACATCCGAAGTGGGCGTTGGCGGGTCTGTTTGCGCCTCTTTTTTTATGTAACTCAACATGGTTTCTCCTCGATGTAACTCGCATTATTAGTATGTCAGGCCTACATCTCAGGAAGGCCACCGCCCATGTCTGGTGGGCCGCCCATATCTGGCACTGGGCCGCCGCCAGGAGGCACCCCGGGAAGATCACCGCCGGCGCCGCCGGCGGACTCCATGTCAGTCGGCTCTGGGATGCTTTTTTCTGGATCAATATTTAACAACTCAGAAAGCCTCATTCCGCCAAGAATCTGCTGCTCCTTTGTAAACACCGCCTCGTCTATTACTTCTTCTCTTAATCTTTTTCTCTCTTCCTCATACGAGAGGCCGAGGCTTCTATGTAGCGTTTGCAGCGAAACCTGCTTGTTTCCAACGAATTGTCCAATTTGTTGTATATAATCAGCCATATCATATAAATTCATATGATTAAAATCAATTGACGGAACTTGAAGCTTCTTTTCTCCATCTTCATATTCAAAAAAATCTTGAATTTCACAGATTGGAGCAAAAACCTTTCTCTCCAGCCATTTCTTCATCATGTTTCTAAATATATCATATCTCTGACGCAAAACCTCCAATCCAACGGATGAGCTTGCATACGATGCAGATTCCTGATCTATCAAAGCCTTCGGCGTCATAAGTCCTGCATATAGATTATTTGTAATAAGCTCTATATCTCCGGCAATATCAAGAGTTTGCCCTGAAAACCCCACGCGCTCAATGGTTACGCCGCCGTGGGTTACAATTTTAAAATCCTTATCGTACTGGGCTTCTTCTAGGACATTTTTGAACGCCTCTATGTCCGCCTGCGTGGGCCTGTACTCTCCCTCCCCTCCGAGCTTTACAAGTGTTAGTGGATTCACCATGCCGTCAGCCTGAGCGAACTTACACTCCCTTAGTTTGTCGTAATGCATAAGGTCTTTATATACAGACACTATTATGGACGTACCGCGCACATCATACGGAGAGCTAAGCAGCTTTAGGTGAGATACATTGAAATCATCTAATGGAATATTCTGCCCACGGCGGACATGTTGCATGATATGCTTTGGAATGTACTTTCTCATGGCAACATCTGACGGGGCAGTTGAGTTTACAATCCTCTGCAGTGTTGCATCCGGACGGAGAGAGATCATAGTCTGATCCCCAATCACGGATTTCTTCACGTGAATATAATCGGGATTAAGAATCGAAATCCTATTCCAAGTGCCCGTGCCATCATCTAGCTCGGCATACGGGAATACCTCTCCGTTCTTCCAGAATTCTAGTGCCGCACCATAAACTACGGAATATAAATCAATCTTTTCTGCCATTTCCATGAAGAATTGCTGAACTCGCTTATTCTTGCATGTGATATTTATCTTGCTAATTGGATACGATGCATGAAGATTTATTGCGTTTCTAACGATTGGATGAGTGTCATAAAACACTCGATTCCAAGCGTTCATAGTTACCCGATCGCGGGGCAAGTTTAGGTTCGCAAGCTGAAACAATGGAGAATAAATCTCAGGAGCCATCCTGTCGGAAGAGCTTGTTGTGCCTGGACCTGCCATTGGAGATGCAATAGAGCCGGTTTTCAAAATATCCAAGCTCTTCTTTTTAAAAGAAGGACTATTCACAACTGCGCTAAACGATGCGCTAGTCTCACGCTCATTCGCCTCAACGTTATCTATTGCACTAGATATTTGAGCACGACGTACTCCAGAAACGGACTCTGCAGCTGTCTTTGAAATTGGACCCGGGGGCCTAGATGTTCTTCTCATTTTTGCTTCCTAAAATCTTTTAGTAACCCTTGCCAGGGTTGGCATGGGCATCGAAATTTGTTTTTCCGTTCCAGGCTTAACAGAAAAGCCTTTTGTCGTATCAAATTTATACGCAATGTATGCGTAAATAAGCGCCATCAATCCGTCATTTGGGGTAGTTCCTTTTTTAAATGTCTTTATCGGCTGGCCGCCGGTCGTCCTAATCCCAGACTCCATAGACGTACAGTGGTCTATTAGCCACTCTAGATATTCATAGCTCTTCCATGGAAATCTAATCTTCCCCTTTCGAAACAGGTCAAACACTTCCTCGATTAATAAGTCTTTATTATAAGATATAATTAGCTCATCCGGCCTATATTTTATTGGTTTTATTAGACTTCCGCTTCCCTGCGCTCCTATAAATTTATCTCCGTACTTCATCTGCAGATCCCCAACAACATCTTGGCCAAAAAACCAATCCGATACTCCACGTTGAACTCCAAATCTGCGATACATTTCATTTATAGTTTCTTTTTTATAATTAAAGTCTGTTCTTTTTAATTTATGAGCATGCTCAACCAGCAAGGTTCCATCTGGCTGTGCCGACAGCACTACCACGCACGAGTACGACTGGCCGCCCAGAGAGTCCTTGGAGTCGGCCTTGCCGCCCCAGTCTACACCCAAATAAGTTGACTTTGCCCTTCCGTCAATCTTCTTTGAAAAATACCTATCCGGGTCGCGGCACTTCTCATAAATTTCCGCCTTTGTTAATGGCATTCCGGCACCGGAATAAAACTCTCCAATTACTTCATTATTCCAAATCCTTTCTGTTTGAGTTGGGTTATTTTCAGGCATTAAATTTTCAATATTCTCTTTTGTAAAATAAGGAATATAAAGCTGATTAATATGAAATCCGACAAACTTGCTTTCAGACTCCGGCTTCGACGCCACCCACTTGCCGCGATCTAACGCTTCAATTTTCTTCTGCTCGGTTCCGCATAGCGGGCACTTTATCGTATAACCATGCAGCCAAATTTTCTTCCATCTATCATCATTCGGAAGATAAAATGGGTATGTTTCATTACAATTTTTACACCCAAGGTGGTAATACCTCTGATCTGAAATGTCCCACATCGCTGCAAAGTGAGAATTTCGAGACTTTGGGGTTCCAAAGTAAACCTGAACACCTTGAGCGGTTTGTCCATATTTAGCAGCAGTTAAAATCTTTGTCGCATTGCTTACGGCGTGGCCGACGGCATCCTGAACCTCATCGATAAACATTACGTCGGCCGTCATACCACGAATCCTATCGCCATCGGCGCCGAGAGAGTCGACCCACAGGGTTCCGGTATTAAACTGCTTCATTGTCAAGTTATCAACAGCATTGGTACTATCTAACTTATTTTGATTTATAAAATCATCTTTTGCCGTTCGAATTAGAGTCTCCAGCTTATCTTGAGTAAACTTCTTTACCTGAGCCAGGGCCGGGAACAAGTGTACGACCCTAATTGGCGGTGTCGTAAATAGTCCGCTATTTGTAAAGTAAAGATCAAGAGCTCCAGCCATCATTGTAGCGCCAACCTGCCGGCCCTTCTTTATAACTACTGGCTTGCCCGTCTTCTGCGTGGCCTGAAGCGCAATATATCTATATATATCGCTCATAAATCTCCAGCCGTTGTCGGAGATTGAAAACTCCATTCCGTCCAGAGTTAGCTTATCTTTAACGAAGCATGTCGGATCAAGATCTAAAAAGCTAGATCTTAACTGCTGAAATATCTCTTCTTCTTTCTTTTTTCTCTTTTCTTGGGACATGCATTATTCTAAAATCTAAATTTAACGAGCGCCGTCGTGGCTCATGAATTCGGGAACAGTATCAGTTGGAGATTCATTTAAATCCAAACCACTTGTTGGAGTATACATTACTGACTCTGGAGCTCCAGAGTGCTTTGCAACCTCCTTCTCGATGAATCCGAGAATTTTATCTGGATCTATCTTTGATTCTACTATATTCCACTCTAATCCTGGGGCTAATCTGCAATTTCTTAAGATTGCGGCAGGAGAAAGCTCCTGCCTGTCCTTGGCAATCGCTCGAATGTAATCGAGAATCTGGTCTATCAGCCTTAGGGTTTCTTCATCTCCGGCTCTGGGATTCGACGAATCACAGGATTTGCACTTGCCGCCACCGGCGGATTCATTACAACAGGTCGCCCCACATGCCGCCTCTTTTATATTATTTGAATCTTTATCAACTCCTTTAATCAGGTCATATCCAACTCGAGTTCGAATATCTGCCATCTTCTCTTCAATTGTTTTCGGCTCGTTTCTCTGCTTAAACACAGATTTGAGACTAGAAAGAAAATCGGCATTCTTCTCGAAGGAGCCTGCAAAATCATTCAACCAATCGACTGTGGTTGAATATTCTTCTGTAATGTTTTGTCTTTTTATTTTCATAATATCTTATCCATCTCGCTATTAACGTTGTTAATTTGTATCACTTTCAAACTGTTCCTTATAGCGCCTTTGGCCGCATTATTATCGGACTCATCCGTAACTTATATGATAATTATTACTAGATTATCTTACGGTACTTTCCATCAAGTCCCTGACGGAGTCGACATTAAACCCCTTCTTTGTCCTTGAGATTAGCTCATATATTATACCAGAAAGTATATGCTCTTTTGTAAAACACTGAGTTAAGCCGTCCGCTATGATCGGCTCATCGGTCGTGAGCGTTGCTCGCTTATTATCTATATGCGATGTGATCTAATCTCATTATATGCTCCAAACACCAAGGTCCGCCGAGGCTGTACTTGTCGAGCCTGATTGCTTTTCCCGAATCTATTACTCTCTATTTTATTTCATCAACAGACTTGTCCATCTCGTCGTCGAAATCCACTCTTAACCTTATCATCGGGTTAAACTTTGCCTTACGCCGATCGAGAAGGAGGGCCCCCTGAGGCCTAACGAGCTCTCCCTGTATATCGATTGCTTCAAAGTCAATTTCAGTTTTATCTTTATATATCACCTTTGGCTCGGGCACCGGATCGTCGGCTAATGCAGGAAGAGATAGCGCTAAGAGCAAATAAATCACTTATTCCCCTTTCGTAAGATCTGGAACTATACGAATATACGTAGCCCTGTGATTCAGCGCTCCGCCGGGAGGCGGAGCGGTATCATGTAATACGCTTAGCGGCAGTGAGTTTAGCTCGTGAATTTTCCATCCAGTCGGCAAGCTATCAGTCACGATCCTTCTCGTAAATGAATCCTTATCCTCCCCTCCCAAGGCCGAGATTCCCTCTGCGTGATATCCAAATATAATCACTGGCGCACGACCAACATTGGACTTTCTATATCCCAACCTGGCCCTATAGTGACGAGCCTGCTCGTCGCTCGTATGCGGGGCGGATAAATTAATTTTGCTAGATACCGATCCTATCGCGGCGAGTACTTCGCTTCTTCTTTGCTCGAGAAGGTTTGGATTCATAGATGCTATAACCGCATCCAAAGCATCAGCCTCTTTTACAAAGCCCCTGCCATCTAACGAGTTTGCAATTTTAATCAGATCCCTAATCACCCGCTTCTCCGCGAAACAATGGGGATGTTGATGTGAACCCCTGAATTCCCCTAAGAGATGGATTCAAATCCGCCCCAGACTCTATCGCTGCTACGGCCCTGGCCACATATTCTAAGAGAGTGTGAACTGACTTTATTTGCCCAGAAGTAGGTCGACCCTCTTCTAGCGCCTGCGCCGCAAGCAGGCCAACTGACCGAGCTAGAGCTACAGCGTCTGAGCTTACAGTGGCATTTTTTATTAAATTATAATTTCTTTTTGATGCTATCTTTTTCATTTTAAAATCCTTATGCAAAGTAATTCTTTATAAAGTCAACGCCGCGATTATTGGTATCTTTTTCTTTTGAATCACCAGGCCCGTATGTTCCTCGATCTTTAAATATATGATATCCGCTGTCTGCAACAACTTGCATGATCGACAGCTCTTCGCGAGGTGTGATGTCATATTTCTTATTAAGAAATCCATAAACCTCTTCCATATCATTCCCTGCTGAAACATGAGCATTTATCATAATTCCAGAAATTGCACGCTCAAAAGCGGTCACTGCAATCACCATATTGTTTGGAGTAGATGCCTCTTTTGTTAGCTCGGAGTATTCAACTTCGGCACCGGAACGGGAAATCCACGCTGGTACAACATTTTCCTCTGCATCTTTTGAAATAACGATATCTTCGGTTGCATTTTTCTTATGAGAGTCTTTAAATTTCTTTTTTAACTTTCCTAGGTGATTTTTTAAAACCATTATATCTTTCATTACATTAAGCCTAACATCTTCGAGAACCGACAGGTCAATGGAGTTATCCGAGTCATCCCTTACTGCTCTCGACATCTCCGAATTCAGCTTGTCCAAGAAGCTTACTGCTCTTTCGCAACCACTTATGGATTCGCCATCATGCTGCGGGATGTTTGCAGGATATATCTGATAAACATAATCCATAAACTTTGACAAATCTCCGTCATTTGCATAATCAGTTTCTACTTCCTCTTCAGAATCTGCGTCTGACTTGGACACAAAGCTTCCAGGAAGAAGCTCCTCTCCGTGGTCTTCATCCATACCCTCCAGATCCTCTTCTATGTATTCTAGAGTTTCCTGCATATCATCGATTCCACCTTCACCCTCGATAAACTCTTCGACGTACTCGTGAACGCTTACATCTGACTCTGGTGACTCAAGCTCTTCCTCGAAGAAAACACCTTCATCGTCAACAAATGATTCAATATATGAGTCGCTGGAGTTATCCATGAAGCTGGGTGAAGCCTTTCGGCTGATTTTTTTATTAGACATTATAATTCTCCTATCCAATTAGACTGTATAGTCCATAGTATACGTTTCTACTCTCATTATTATCAGAATAATATTCCATTGGGTACCCATATCCGGCCTCTGGTTGATTCCCAACAAATGTGTGAGGATATAGTGGGCTGCCCTGAAGCCCAACATTCCCTGCCGGACGGCTTCCTTTTGCTCTATCAAACTTACAATCTACGGTGCCGGAATCAGGAAGTATCATATCTGCAAATGGGCATCTCTCTTCGGACCCGCAGGATATAAGCACGTCAAGATTGTCACTCATTGCACTATCTCTTTCTTCTTTTGACATTTCGTCATCCAAAACTATTAACATCGAAGCGGCAGAACCAATAGATTCACACCCAGAGCAAACTGGAAGTCCGAATGGACACAATTTTGTCTTACCCCTAATCATTATTTAGCACATTCTCCGTAACTATTTGTTGAATTAATAGTAGATTGATTTTCAAAGATTCAGCCGCCGTGGTTATGCGAGTCCGGATACCCGATCAATCTCTTTAAAATATTTATCCAGCATTCTTCCTTTTATCAAGTACTCCTTAAACGCTCCCGTGAGAGGAACAGTGGATGTTAGCCCTAGTTTGTCCAAAATATATAATGTTTTTTCAGAGTCTATATTCATAGACTCTCCTATTGCCGATGTTATATAAGACTGCTTTATTCCAATCATCTTCGGGCGGCCGAACAGGGCGAGGTTATCTAATACGAAAGATATTATTTTTTCATCGATCTCAAATCCATATCTCACCGCCAAATTTACTGCGCGATAAACTCTTCTTGGGTCATCCATAAGGGTTACCTCTGGTGGCATTACCGTCCTTACTACTTTGTTTTCAATATCTTTTTTGCCCATTTCGGTTGGGTCCTCGATATCATCACTATCGAGCGGCTTATGAAGCGTATTCATTGTAAAATCTCTGCTATAAACCTCAAGCAAATCTTCACCCCTTGAAAACTCAGCGGCATCTTTGGAAATAAAATTTGATGAAAAATCTAATATATATTTATCCATATATATTGACGAATGCCCGTCGGAAAACACTTTGAATCCAACGCCAAGGGAGTCAGCCATTAGCACTGCTAGCCTAATTATGTCTGGACTATTCGTAGTTAAGTCGACATCTTTTGTTATAATCGGATCTACGCCGAGATAAATATCTCTTGGGATGCCTCCAACTATCTTTGGCGTACTTATCATATATCTTTTCGATATATCCAAAATTTCCGCCAGGGCGTTATCTAGAAGCATGGCCTAAATCCTAGATTTCTTCTGTCTGTACTGGGGCAGCCTCGCCAGCTGGGAGGTCGGGAGCTGCAGGCTCCAGCTCCGGCGAAGCCTCTTCTTGTGAAGGCTCCCCTTGCGGAGTCGTATCACCGCTTTTTGCGCCCGGCAGTCCCGCCTGGGCATCTATGAGTCCCTTGGCGGTGGCCAGTTGTCCCATCATCTTTGTGACTCGAGTTAGAGCATAAGAATACCCATCAATTAATTTACTCTGAGACTCTGCTAGTTCCGGAAACATTGCGGCGATTCCAAGTCGATCTAACATTATATCAAACTCTGCCAATAATCTAATAATTCTTCTATCTGCAAGCATTCCCGCAACATCGTCGAGCTTTGAAGCTGCATCTGTAAGGCCTATCTCTCCAACCAGGCCTTCATACTCTCCCTCTTTCGCCCCGGGAATGGGGGTTATCTTCTCCAGGCCGACCGGCTCCACCTCGTTTGGACCAGGCAGCCCAAGTTCTTTTGCTTTAATTTCAGCATCTGAATCTGGAGAATCTGGCAACGAAGCTGGGCCGTCTGGCTCCGATTGTGCCGGAACCGGCGGAGGCACTGGCTGCGGAGTCGGGGAGGTTTGAGCGGGAGGATCAGCATCTGGAACTTCTTGTGCAATTTTCACAAGAACATCAGAACCGGCCTTGTGTCCGTTCTTTCTTAGAATATTTGCAGTCTGATATGCCAAATCTGACGCGGTACGGGGAGATAGCCCAACAACCTTGACGCTCATGTTCATTAGGGCCTCAGATAGGTGCTTGTAGGCATCTGGGTCAATTTCCTCTGATCTTATTAATTTATCAATTCTTCTGATCGCTGAGTGCAAGCGAAGCTTCCAGTTTCTAAAATTCCTGCCCTTCTCTTCGTCGGCCTCAGCACTGCGAACTGCGCCCGAGAAGTCACGACCCGCGAGGTGTGATGCTCCGACGTCATCATAATTTCCCGCCCCGAGAACTCCGGACATGTATACTGATTTTTTCTCTATTTTGTTGCTTTCTGATGCCATTTTATACCTCTCGTGATCTCCATCATTATAATACTTAAACCATCTTTTAAACTTGATATCTTCCTCTTTCTCTTTATTTAAAAAATTACTATAATAATCAACGGCAGCAGTTCTCGTCATGTTCCCCGAAGATGTTGACTTCTGAATTTCATAAACAAGATCGATCCATTTATTTACATCAAACTGCGCCTCATAAACATCCGGGTTAACGGAAGACATATTTGGATATGCAAGTTTCTTTATCTTAGAGAGACTGGCCTTTGCCTTTACTATATTAAAATAAACATCATTTTCAGTTTTCATAGGGATTCCTCCAGAAATTGCACGAGAAATAACAGATAAATCGATTTCACCAACTAGTTTTTTCATATGCCGCCTAAGCACTATATACTTTCTCGCTCGCTCCTCAGAATTTACTCCAGCCGTTGTCATCATCTTTGCGCTTTCAAGGGCATAAGATGCAAATCCATCTTTGCGGTCTGCTGATATATTTTTAATCTTATTATAAAAAAACTGATTAATATCCCCAGAAATGAAGGCCCTTTTTATAACGTAATCCATTGAATCTTTCATTTCTTTCTCATATCTCTTATCTTTGAAATTGCAGAAATCCACTCTGACTTATCATTTAGTGTTCTTCCCATTATTCTTGTTTTTATCTTCTCTTCTATAAAATCAAGGTAGGCCAATGCATTTGCATCAGATATTTCCTGCTCGCCCTCGACACCGTGGTCTTTTAGCCACTTTTTAAAAGATATGATGCTATTTAGATTCTTAATCCTTAATATTGAATACCCTTTTTCTTCAAAATCAAGTGACATCTATTACTCTCAAGTCTGAATTGTTATCAGAAATCATATTCATTCTTCGAGTTCTCTCTCCAACCCTCTCTATGAAAACTGGGATTAATTCTGGGCTCATTTCTGACAAAACGTCTAACACAGAGTCTTTTAATATAGATGCATGATCATTTATAACACTAATATTAACATTATGTTCGATCTTTGTATCAGCAACTCCTTCGATATACTTCTTCCAGTCTTGCATAATTCCCTTCATCGTATTTATATACTCCAAAAAGATCTTATCGTCTCGGAATCCGCCTCCGTTGCTTAAAATATTATAGTAATATTCAATTCTAGAATTTATTAGCTTGTCCATCTCTAAGAGGCGGCGAGTAACATCCAACTCTGCCGAGGCTATCTCTGTTATTTTTTCCTGATATGCCGATGAATTTTCAATTATCATTCTTGCTTCGGCATCTGTCGCCTCTCGATCGACCTCTGATCTTCTGTTCTTTATTTCCTCCAGTACTTCGCCTTTTATATCAAGATGTCCAGAGCGAAACTTCTGAAGGGTCATATAAGAAACGTGCAGGCGCTTGGTTCTAGGATATTTCTTTTTCAGCCATCTCTCAATCTCTTTTACGGAGTCTCCCGCCAAGAGTCTAGAGATAATCTCCTCTTTGTTTGGGTGTCTTAATACTTTGCTCATTTGCCTCTCCCAAACCATGCCACTCGAAGGAACACGCTATTATTGGTCCGTACGGTTACGGCATAACCTCTGAGGAGTAGGAGTCCTCTGCGGTCTCAAGTGCGGCCTCGTCATCGGATAAAACAATAAGACCCGCAGGACTGCCGTCCCTAGTCCATAAGAAAGCTTTTGCGGCAAAGCTTTCTTTATCAATCTTAATTGTTACACTATGAATTCCGTCGGCAGGCCGCGGCTCTGATGCTGAAAATATATTACCAGGACTATGCCCAGCCTCTTCCATTTTTAACTCTGCGGACCCATGAAGATAATGAATTGGCCATATGTATTCGAGGCCCACATCATCGCTCCTGGGCCCGATGATGATATCATCGCTAACTGATACCTCATCGCTCTCGCCTATACTATGTAGATCCGCCTCCTCTAACTGTGGACCATCCTCTAGAACTCTTACTATCTCAGAGATGAGCATTGGCGATTCTCTTAAGATATCTGAGACATCTTTTATCATCCCACCCCTTCCCTGCTCGTCTCGTGCAAGAAATGGGGCTCCAGCCACAATATAGCCAGCAAGTTGCTCGGAAAGCTCCGCCGTCACGTCGTCTTCGCTCTCTGCGTTTTCCGCCCCACGGCTCTCATCCGACTGCTCGTCGGCCTCTCCGAATGGATCAAACTTCATGGCGGCCTTTATCATGGTGTCGACATCATCGGATAAATCGGTACGACCCAATCTATCTAGCTTATCCGCAAGCCTTATCAAGTCGTTGACCATTATTTGGCTCCTATGATCTCAATCAGCCTTGAGACGTCTGAACCCGAAACCCTCTTTAAGGCTCTCTTTACAATAGCGGCATCATATGATGCCATTGTCATCATCTGAGACTGCAGAGAGGCGCTTCCGGCGGGGAAGTCTACTCCGCTATCTGTCTTAAACCCCTCATTGTAATCATAAATCTTATTTGTATAAGGATCCTTATATACTCCGTCAGAAACTCTTTGAGCCTGAACCCCAACGTGATCAGGAGAATATCTCGTCGACAAGTGTGGGGCTACATGCTCCGTTGGGACATAAGAGTCCTCATGCTCTGGGCCTACGTTGTATAGCGGTCGCTCGGCAGTCTCTCCTCCGCGCTGCGAAAGATACCTCTCTCTAGTCGCATACTCTGTTACTCCAGACTGAAAGTGCTGAAAGATGCCATGCTGGTCCGCTGCAGATTCCTTTTTGAGTTCCGGCATAATTGCGGACAACTTTAGCATTCTATTTTTTCTGCTAGAATCCGACATAGAAAACAAAATCTTGCTTAAATTATCATTAATCATTTTAACCCCTACGTTATGGATATTTTTGAAGAAGAGATTAAAGCACCCGGCCCGAATGCATCGTCTGAGGCCACGGTTCTATGGGTTGGGATCATTCTTCCTTTCTCATCAAAGCTTATTTTGCTCATGGGGAGCCCAAGCCTGGGAGAGTAAAGCTCAACAGATGTTGGAAGGACGATTAGCTCGCCATTATCTTTTGCCCTGCTAATTAGCTGGTCTCTTTCGGTGTTCTTTGAGGCGTGCTTTAGTAGCTTCGTAAAGCGATCTAACGCAGCAAGATACTGTCCTCCCTCAAATCTTGAGCCAATAGACGCAAGGGCATCTTCCGCGGCCCGATAGTCCCCATTAGATGCTCCAGATGCCATAATTCCCATTAGCTCGTCGTAGGATGCCTTTGACATCTCATTGGTCTGACGAGAAATTCGATCAATCTGGTCTGAAGTGGCGGTTCCGACTATCTCGCCTATTGAGGCGCTGGTCATCGGGTACGTTTCGTCTCCCATGGCGAACTTGCTCGGAATTACCGGTCGGCCATTTGGCATATCAACGGGAACGAGGATGGATTTTCTCCCCAGCGAGGTGGGGATGCTCGCCTTTAGGACTAGCGTTTTTGAATTTGACGATGCAACGTTTATCTGCGGATTCGTCACGCCAAGGCCGCGAAGCTCTCCGGCTAACACTCCGGTTGCGAGCCGGACCTGGCTAACAGTGAAGCTAGATGCCGCCGCCACCAGATCACTCTCAAGATCAGCATACTTCTCGAGCGATGCGGGGACTACTACCATTTCTGCAGAAAAATCATCAACGCGGCGCTCTGCGGCATACCGCCCCTGAGATGCTGCCTTTTTAATTGTTTGATTTTCCTTCATATGAACATAAAGAGATTCTTTTGTCATCTCTACAACGTCCGTCCCCTGAATGAAGTGCTTTGGAATAGAGGGAATTCCATTAGAGATCTGTACTGGCACAGAAAGTGATACTTGGGTATGATCCGATGTATCAAATGATGCATTACAAAGTATAAAGTGTTCATTTGTTCTTACTGTCGAAACAGACGCGGGGATGTGACCCATTGAAGTCAGTTGAATCTTCACGAACTTCTCAGCCTTCTTCATCAGGCTGTTTCCGTGAGCCGATACTGGCCCCGAAGCCTCAAGGGAAAACACGCCGGACAGCTCTTTTGACAGAGCGGAATCTTCAAATATTGGATCGGCTGAGTTTTCGTCCATCGCCCGTGAGGCCGATGCGCCGGTAGTGCCGCCGCTATCAATGACAGAATTAACGGGCAGAAGATCATTTAGATTCTGGCGAAAAGCAGTCTTTCCTCCGGAGAATCCATATAAGTGATTGTAAAAATCACCAATCTGAGCCTGAGTTATGAATCGGTCTTTTGCTCCATGTGAGCGAACAACATCTTTCATTGAGCCAATTAGTACGTCTCTTGGATTTAAAGATGCCGCCTTTTCTAGGCGGTCGAGGACATACTCTGTCGTATACCTTTTTCCATTAGTCATCTTATCCAAGGCTTTTCTTGCCTCTAAAATAATTTTTGTAATCTCTTTCATAATGATTTATTTCCTATTTAATAAAGCTTTTAACTTCTGGAAAGACAGAGCTCAAAGCCTCAATCTTAGCCGATGGTTGACTTGAAATAACTTCTCTAACAAAATCGGAGTCCGACGTCATCCTGCCCAGAAGCGCCGACTTGAACGTCATAATATCATCCGAAGAGAACCCGAACTCATCGGATGCAAATCTACAAATTGGAACCTGCTTATAAGAGAGGGTCACATTCGACCCCTCATAATCTCCAATTGCGGTCCAATCTCCGCTGCCCCTTTCTGAGGACTGAGGGATAGACGCTCTTACTAAGTACTGGTCGTCTCCGGACGACTCGACCTTCCACAGTCCGTCATAATGGTCGCCATATACTTTCACCATATCAAAGGCTACTTTTCTAAATTTAACGTCATCTGTGACTAATATTTTATTTTTATCGGAAACATCTTTACTTGTTGTTTTAAAGAAATCTACCAAAGTTTCGTCCAGTGTTGGCATGCCTAGCTCTCCCTGCTTCAAAATCACTAATTATTAATAGAAACATTCCTCCAAGAATAACAAGGACATTTCCAACTAATCGGAAAAATTAATATATCTAATCTTCTTCTTTTTTTATTTGATCAATTTTATTTAATATTTCAGAGACACGCGGCTCGGTAGCGCAAATCTTTTTTAATTTCTTTACGATGCCGCCGTATCTCTTTTTATTATTCTTATAATCAATATTACCATGCATTGCCTTGTGAACCGCAGATTGTGTTATTCCAAGATGCTTTGCAATTTCATTTTGAGTCTTTCCCATTAGCCTCATAAATAATATCTTCTTCTGATGCTCGGTTAGCATGTCTCCGTTAACAATTTCATAAATAATCTCTAGAAGCTCATCTCTTAGCTCCGAAATTCTCCCGTCGAAAGAGTTTCCAGTTAGGACGCTAGATATTCCTCGCTCTTGGGAGAAATTATTTAACTTCCCTTGATCAAAGGATATTTCTACAATTTTATATTGATATGAGCTACTTTTTGAGGCCATCTAGTTACCACTCATCCGGCATAATTTGATTGAAGTTTTCGAAAAAATCTTCTTTTCCATTTTTTCTAAAAAATTCATCTACGTCCTTATAGGGCTTTGGAGTCTCAAGAGATCTCAGCTTTATACCGCGATTAATAAATTTCTTATAAATTCTTTTTACAGATTCCTTCCCCGCATCATCTGAGTCAAGCAGGAATGTCATTTTATCAGTATACCTTGCAAGTCTTAAAAAATGCTTTTTAGAAAATGCAGTACCACAAATTGCAACAGAATTATAAATTCCAACTTTAGTCAAACTTATTTGGTCAAAATAACCTTCTACAATATATACGTTTTTTCTTTTTAAAATATGATTTTTTGATTGCCCTAATCCATAAAGTATATTTGCCTTCTTGTAAGACGAGTTTTTATACTTTGGAATTCCGATTCCCCTTCTGGAGTATTCATCCAAAAGAGTCCTTCCACTAATTCCTACGACCTCGCCGTATTCATTCTCAATTGGAAACGTTAAATAAAAGTAATCCGAGAACTGGCTGCGGCCCAGTCCATCTAGGATATTCGCTCGCAATAATGATTCCTCCGAAACAAATTGCTTTAGTTTGGAGGGGTTTTGTGGAAAAAATCCGATACCATATCTATCTATAATCTCATCCGATAAAAGCCTGTCCTCTCTTAGGTAGGACAGGCACTCTTTTGAGTTTTTAAGATTGGATTTACAAATATCAGATAAAATTTGCATATCGGTCATAACTTAATTCTGCTCTATCTTTAGTTGACTCGTACTCTCTATTGCGCAAACCATATGCTTTGTAATATTTATCTTGCACCCCTTTCCCGAGTTCGGACACTGAGCCCCAACCACCATTCCCGATACAACTGATGCTTCAACATCTTTATGGCAGGTTTCGCATGGAAACATAAAGGCTTTTCTATTCTTGGAGCGAAGCACATCCCCATTCTTCTTCATAGAAAGCTTCGAATAGGACGATACGTTCACAACCTCCTCTCCGCACTCGTTGCACATCGCCTTGTTTTCATCAACATCCAACGACACGTCTGTTGTTCCTCCATTTAACTTACATCCTATATTGCATCTTACAATCATTTATTGCCCCATAGCCATAATTAGCGGATTTTCTTCTATCTCAGCATCATCGGGGGTGTTATCAGCCGCTGGCGCCGGGCCTCCTCCGAGGTATATTTCTCTTATTTTCTCTTGGGTTGAATTCATAAAAGGTTTATTTTTAGAAAACGACTCCAAGGCGGCGTCTCTTCCTCTGATTTTTTCTCCATCTATCATATAGTTTTGCGTATTTGGCCTTTCAATCAAGTCATACTTTAGGGCCAATCCAAATATCTCCTCCTCTATATTAACCACTCCCTTTAGGTACTCAACGAAATATTCTGCTTTTTGGAATGGCTTTCCGACTTTATTTTTCTCAACCTTTGCTCGAACTCTGTGCCCAATTCTTGCATCATTCTTATCTTTAATAAGATTATCGGCACCAAACATTGGAGCCATATTGATCATAAGACTACAGGCATGCTTGAGCGCCTTGCCTCCCGGGCTAGTTGCCGGGTCTCCAAAGTGCTGTCCGAGATTTACTCTTACCTGGTTTATGCCAATAAATGCAACATTAGCCTTTGCGACCTGAGGCGTTAATTTCTTTAATTCCGTAGATAAGAATCTTGGAATTGGAGCCATATTCGCCTTACCGATATCTGCCGCCAACTCAAGTGGAGTATTTAATACTGCAATTGAATCAAGAACAATTATGCCCAAATCCTTAAATCTTGGGTCAGTGCCCTCTTCTACGTAATCCAGGATTCCTTTCATTTTCTTAGATATCTTTTTAGTTACTGAGTTTACCTTTACAGTTCCAAGAAGTCCTTCAAAAATCTGCCTTGCATCATTAGTTTTTATGACCATTACCCTGGAAGTGTCAACGCCCTGACTCGATGCCCACTCTGGATCGTATGTATATTCTGCGTCAATAAATAGAGCTGTATTATTTGGGTTTTCATCTAGATAGCTCTTAATGCAAGACAGAGAAAGCATAGTCTTTCCGGAGCTTTCCTTTCCTGCAAGCTGCGTAATTCTTCCACGGGGTATTCCCCCAATGCCTATAGCCTCATCCAAAGATGGGCTCCCGGTGGATATCGCTTCGTACTTTCCAATTGTATCGATATTTCCGTCAAAAAATACCGCGTCTTCACCGAAGAATTTCTTAATTTCCCTTTCGGCTTCGCTCTCTGAGATTCTCTTGGCCATGATATTCTCCGTTTTAATATTTGTGATTTAAATTGCCATTTTGTGGCGGGCGCCATCCGGCCGGAGGCTGCCAGCTCGATGGGTCATCTGGGGCCTCTGATACTATCGATTCTGTATTTAGAAGCAATAACGCTATACTTGATGCATTCTCAACCGCAGTTCTGGTAACCTTCTTCGGGTCCAGCACTCCCGCATCAAACATGTCTGCGTATGTATTGGTTGCGGCATTATACCCAAAATTTATATTGTCAGACTCAAGAATCTTTGAGATGATAGGCTCTGGGTCTATAAATCCATTCTTTAAAATTTGAGAAATTGGTCTGGCACATGATTTTATCAAAACCTCTGCGGCAGGCCTAAGCCTCTCGTCTATCTCAGATAAATCAATCATATTTGCAGCACGAAGCATCGCAACTCCACCACCAGGGACCACTCCCTCCTCTATTGCCGCCAAGGTTGCACTAAGAGCGTCATCCATTCGGTCGCCCTTCTCTCTGAGTTCGAGTTCCGTGCTGTAACCCACTGTTATTACAGCTGCGCGACTATTCAAAAATGAAAGCCTCTTTTTCAAATCGATTCTTTCGGAATCCCCCAGTAAGATGTCTTGATCTCGCTTATATTGCTCTATCTTCTTTGAGACTCTATCTGAATCTTTTTCTCCATCAATTATTTTTGTTGTCGATTTCCCAACAACCACTTGCTTGGCAAGTCCCAAATCCGAAGCCTTCATATCCCTGAGCAAGGCGCCCGACTTGGGGCTGCAAATATTTGTACCAACCAACATGCTGAGATCATCTAGCCAGTCGGCCTGAGAGGGCCCCATGGTAGGAATCTCTACCGCCACCACTTTTAGTCGGCCGAGCTTGTTATTCGCGACCAACGTGGATAGAGCCTCCTGTTTTATTGCCCTAGCAAGAAGCAGCAGCGGCTTATTGTCATTTGACAGGCTATTAAGCATTGCCATGCAATCCGTTAAGTGCGTTACTTCTCTGTCCACAATGAGAACATTACAATTCTCCATAACAATGCTTCCGCGGTTATTATCCGCCAAAAATGCAGGAGTAACATATCCAGTTTTAAGCTCTACCCCATCCACAATTCTAACCGTAGTTTCTCCGCCGGGAGACGCCTCTGCCGTTACTGTTCCGGAGAACCCGACCGAATCGAATGCCTCTGCAATCTTCCCTCCCAAGAGGTGGTCGTTATTTGCAGATATAGTGGCAATGCTTTTTACCATATCATGTCCGTTAGTTTGAATAGATATGCTATCTAAGTTTTTTGAAATCTGCTCTACAGCCCAAGTAAGCCCATCTCTAAAATCAAGCGGGCTATAGCCCGACTCCATAAGGACTGCCCCTCTGGAGATAATTTCATGAGCCATTACTGTTGCGGTTGTGGTTCCGTCTCCTGCGATATCTGCGGTTCTTCCTGCAACTTCTTTTACAAGCTGGCAGGCCAAGTCTTCCACCGGATCTCTTAGCACAACCTCTCTTGCGACAGATACGCCATCCTTTGTAACTACTGGAGCTCCAACAAACTTGCCGATGACGACGTTTCTTCCTTGAGGTCCCATCGTAACCGCGACAACGCTTGCTAACTTCTCCACCCCAGACAAAATCTTATCTCTTGCCGCTGTGGAGTGCAAAATATCTTTAGCCATTATTGTTTTCCTTATAAATGTGAGTTAATGCAACTGCTATTGCATCTGCTTCGTCTAAGCATTGCTTTGCAAGGTTGCCCGCTCTATTCTCGCGGACTTCAAATCCAGAAACACTTCCAACGATAAAGTCAAACGCTTCTTCTTTTGAAGATACCTTTTTCCCGCCCATCTTTGATAAGCACGATCTAATTGTCGATACTGCGTATTTATGCGGCTCTATAGATGCCTCGCGAAGACACGCCATGGATATTACCTCATTGAATACAGATAATACTATTATTGTTCTTGCGGTACTTCTTCCTGCGCTAAACTTTGAAGCATAAGCTTCAATCACAACGGAATCTGGAGTCCTGCTCCCGAGAAGTTCCGCCACCATATCATATGCGGCACTTGCGCGAAAAGCAATAGAACCCTTTGGCTTTCCGGGAGGTCTAAGGTGTCCATAATCAATTAGCTCCCCCTCTCCGTTATTGTCCCGAAGGAGCGCCCAGCCTATTACTGACGATGATATATCCAGCCCAAGAATCGTATCCAATTCGAAACTCCAAATAAAAGAGCCGAGGAGCCCAACCATAGCATGTTAAGCTCCTCGGCCTGACTGCATCTTACGAAAAGTCGAAGTCAAAGTCTTCGTCTTCTGCGGATTCCGTAGCCTTTCCGTTCGTATACTCTGAAACGTCCCATCCCATAACATCACAGATATCTGCGGCAGTTGCCGGAGATATTAGCTTCTCGACATTTATTCGGTCATTAAACGCGACAAACGCCTCCTTGAGGTCTGCCGGAAGAGCCTCTTTCGGATTCGGAGTAACTCCATACAACGGCTGAGAGCCCTTTGGTCCCTTCGTTACAGAGATATCATAAGAAGATACCTTGCCCCACCTGCTGTTGTTGTTTAGGGCCTTAACTCCATTATAGATCTGAGGTCCGATCTCAAGCAGCTGAAACTCGTTAGCGGCGCAATTCAGAACCTTTAAAAACCATCGAGCTTGGCGGCGGAACCCAACATCTTCTAATCTGCGAACCAACTCTGGGGTCTCGAGCGGGCTATTAACCTTTTTCTTGCTTCCGTCTGGCGCGGTAAGCCAGTGAACATAAAACTGCACCGGATTACCCATAACACGCACAAGGCTCTCGCCCTCTTCTAGTCGCATAAAATCTGACTTACCACCAGAATCTGCGGCATTCCAATCTACTTCTCCAAATACCATTCCTGACATTTTCATTCTCCTGTTTATTGTGAGATTATCTCACATTTGTTATTGGCACTATTGTTGCGTTATTACAAACTTATGGCCACATTGTTTGAAGGATTACTCCCACTCTGTCTCTCCCCAGTCGTCAACACCATCTTGAGTGTTTGGGGTTTCCGCCGGATACCTTGAACCAGATCCGGAAGGACTATTATACGCCGTAACATTCATACTTGTTGCATTTTCTATTGAATAATCACGACGTAAAAATGTTTTAAACGTGTAGTGCCAACTTGAAAAATATCCAGCCTTATTTTCAAACCACTTCTTACACGCCTTTCCCAGGGCAAGGGCGTTACATGCATTTATATAGTCATCATCTGACTGGGCATACCACTCCTTATCCTTGACCGTCTTGTGTCCGGCGGCCTTCGATTTCGCAAGGGCTGCTGCCGACCATGCTTTATTCTTTTTCGAATCCAAAACCGCCACCCACCGATCGATTTTTACGATCTTTTCTTGGCACAGGTTTTGCCCCTCCAGAGTGTAGACTAAGCCTTTTTCTGCAATATTAACGTCAACAATCCCATTCTTTGGGAGCATAGACTCAATATCCTCAATGTCACTAAGCCCAATACCCTCTATCGAGAAGCCATCTATTGATGCAATATCTTTAAACGTTCTTGACATCTTTTTCCTCATTGTTAATTAATGTTTCTATCGCTTTCAATCTTTTCTCTATGGAGCTTATCCTGCCCTCTCCGAGGGAGGATTTAAGCCTGGACGCTTCAGAGCTCATTATTCTAATTCTTTGATTTAACATTAAGTTTAAAACAAAAAACAAAACAAGCATCGGTATCGATCGGTTTGTAGGCGGAGCTATAGATGTAATTATTCCATCTTTATTCGTTGTAAATAATCCACGAAAATCATCCTCGCCGATCTCTTCAACTATCTGCGAGTAGTAATTAAACTCTTCGTCGCTTAAGTCCAAGCGCTTATTGGCTATCGCTCTAATCATTAGTCAGAAACTCTCCGAACCGAGGCTCCTGCCTTTCTCATTCCCTTTGACTCATTTGCAAGGCGCTTTAATCTAGCCACTCTCAAGTCTTCGCTCTCCTCTTTGGACAGCTCCGGCATAGATTCTATGGCCTCTGCTCTAATTTGCCCTCTAATATCATCTTCGGGAGGCAGAGCCTCATCTGGGGAGCCCTCCGTTACGCTGGAAGCCGCCTCAGAGTCCTCTGGCGAGGCAGCAGGAGGCTTGGTCGCCTCATCTGTCGGCAAAAAATACTCCGAAAGAATAAACAATGACATATCAAATATTATATCCTTCGAAAGGCCGCTTGCAAAGTCTTGATTCTTTATCTTCTCGGATAAAAATGAAAGCCTTTGCATGTATGCTTCCCCCAAAAGAGCCTGGCCGCAACTTGGGCAGCAATTATTTACCAAAGAATATCGCATTCCATTGGAAACATCAAACCCACACCCTCTACACTCAATCATAGTCTACTCCCATATACTCTCTCGAGATGAGAGAGGGCTAAATCTTTTTTGTCCATATACTCATTCACCTTGCAGACTGCCTTAAGAGGGGATCCGTCCTTTAAAATATCTCTATATCTAGAGTAGTCATCAGCCCAGACTGTCATGCCACAGGTTTGGCCAGTAACATCTTCTATAAGATATTTTGCAAACTTCTTCCCCGCATTCTTTCCATTCTTTATCTTAAATTCTTTTACCTTGGCCTTGATAATGGCCTCAACTCTAACGGAATCACCCTTATTCATAAGGGGGATTCTTACAAACTTTAGAACATTCGGGCCAGAGGAAAAGAAGTCAGAAAAAACCTCATGTAGATTTCCGCTAATAGCACGACCCAATACTGCCTGTTCACCTAAAAGCACTTCTTTTCTCTCCCATTCGTCGGAATGATAAGCATCAATTTTGATTTCGCCAATACTTTTTCCCTTTTTCAGTTCAGAATTTGTTTTTGTTCTATATTTTTGATAATTATCATGCATATCCATTCGAGTTTTGCCGAACTCATCCATGGCGCCGGCCCTTGCTAGCGACTGAATTACGATCTTCCCGACAGTTCTGGAGTTATTCTTCGTGACAAACTCTTCGAACGATGCGAATGGCTGGCTTTCTAAAATTGACTCTATAGCCTTATCTCCAACGCCCTTGAGGGCTGCGAGTCCAGTAATAATATTTCCGTTAACAATATTATATTTACCCCCACTTTTATTTACATCCGGCGGAAGAATTTTGATCCCAAGAGACCCACAACTATCTATATATTCCTGAACTGCGTCACTATTCTGATCTTCTGAGTTTATCAGGGCACACATAAACTCTGCCGGATAATGACACCTTAGCCATGCGGTATAATATGAAATATGAGAATAAGAAATTGAATGACTTTTATTAAACGAATACCCCTGCAATACTTCTATATAATCTCTAAAGACTTCACATGCCATCTTGTGAGTCATTCCGGAATACTTCATGGAGTCTTTTATAAAATCAGACTGTACCTTCATCGCTAAGGCGGGATCTTTGCCTTTTAATTTGCTTAATTTTCTCAATGAGTCTGCCTGGTTTAGATCCCACCCTGCAACGTCTTGTGCTATAAACATTGCTTGCTCTTCATAGACCAAAATTCCGAAGGTACTCTTTAATGCTCTTTCTAAATTTGGATGCTCTATTTTAAAGTCTTCTCTTCCAAGTTTTCTTCTGATATATTTCGCCCTAGACTCAGCCTTACATGACGGCCTTCCGATTGCATTGATGTCAGATATCTCGGATATGCTTCTTGGCTTAAGCTTTATGCACAATGGAGTTAAAGATGATTCAAGCTGAAAAACACCAGAAGTACCGCCCCTTCCTATCATGTTGTACACCTTATCGTCGTCCAGTGGAATGTTCTCGATAGATATCGACTCACCGGTTGTCCCGAAGATCAGAGAAAGAGCTTCATCCATAACGGTCAAAGTCTTTAATCCCAAGAGATCCATTTTTATTAAACCATTCTCCTCGCACCTGCTCTTCTCCCACTGAGTAACCGTGTTCCCTTTGTCATCTAACCTTAGAGGTACGAAACTATATAATGGCTCATTTCCAATGACGACCCCAGCGGCATGAACGCTCCAGTTCCTTGTTAGATTTTGTAATTTTGATGTGTACTCGTATAACTCTGGATACTCCTGCATATATGCTGCTACATGCTTTGAGTCGCGAACTGCCTCATCAATAGTTTTCGAATCTGGCATATTTTGAGTAATTAAATTTGCAATCTTAAACGCCGTAGACTTGTCCCCGCCCAACCGAAGGCTTCTGGCGCAATCTTTTATTGCGACCTTCGGAGATAGCTTTCCCCAGTTAGAAATAGAGGCAACCTTTGAGGGCCCATACTTATCCTTTAGATACTCCTTTACATCTCCGGGGCGAGAGAAGTCGGTATCTATATCTGGAAATGATGTTTTTTGGTTATTGTGAAATCTCTCAAAGATTAAATCGTACTTAATTGGATCAATCCCAGTAATTCCAGTAAGATATGCAACCATAGAACCGGCAGAGCTTCCTCTCGCCGTTCCAACGGGCATTCTCTTTTTTGCCCAATTTATATAATCAGCAACAATAAGCATATAAGAAGAAAAATCTTTCTCTTCCAGAACATCTAGCTCCACCTTTACTCGCTCCCAGTATGCGGCCTTATCTTCTTTTGACAAAGACCCCAACTTGCTCTTAAATCCCTCAATACATTTGTACCTGAGGTATTCCTTATCTTCTACTCCGATTAGGCTCTTGCTCTCTTTCCATTTTAAAAACTTTTGATAATCTGAGGAGTCACTAACGGGGTAGCTAGGCAGCTGGGGGCCTTTTGCTCTCAAATAGTTTGGATACTCACAAGCATTCATTATTTTCATGGAGTTTTCCATGCCAACTTTTGATATTTCACTTCCGAAAAAATCCGTTATTTCATCCTCGGCCTTTAGGTACATATCCTGAACGCCATATTTGAACCTCGTCGGGTCGTCAAGAGCTTTTTTGTCTTTGATTGCCAACATAAAGTCATGATACTTTGCGTGCTCTGCATCCCTATAGTGCGCATCACAGGTTATTACATATGGTATATCCATATCGTGGGACAAGCGAACTAATGCCTGATTCAGCATTGGCTGGCTGATTGGCTTTCCATCCTTTGTAGTAACGTCAAGAGCATGTGGCTGAATTTCTAGAAAAAATCCATCTTGAAATATAGAATTAAATCTATTTAAATATTGGACCGCAAGCTCTTCGTTCTGCTCCGTAATCAGAGTTCTCGCTATCAGCCCAGAAGGGCAAGCAGTCAGCGCAATTATATCCTTATTATACTTTTCAATATGCTCCCAGGTTATGCGCGGAGTCTTCTTCCCCATATAGCCAGAAACTTGATTTCTAAAGCCAAGATAATTAAGCCTAAGGATATTTTGATATCCCAGCTGAGTCCTTGGCAGCATTATCATATGATAAGATCTGCGCTCGGCTGGATCGTTAGAAAAATAGAACTCACACCCAGGAATGAGTTTTACCCCGGTTTTTTCAGATGCCTTAAACGCATCATAATGGGCAGTCAAAGTTCCATGATCTGTTATCGCAAGCCCCGGATGGCCGACCTCTTTCGCTCTCTCAAAGATATCATAAACACCGTTCATTCCGTCTAACGGGCTGCCAAGCTCTGTGTGATTATGAAGAGAAACAAATTTTCCATTGGCCATATTATGATTCCATTATCTTGCTTTTTATTAAAATATTAGCGCCTGTTTGTCGCTCCGTCTCGGCCTACCGAACTTGCAAATAAACAAGGCAACACCAACATAATCGCGATGGTGATGTTGCCCATAGTGTTTATCAAATATCTTTAAATCATATCTGATATACTATCATATATCTCGTGAATTACATCAATATCAAGCTCCGCCTTTGCAGCCCTAAGGGCCTGAGTGAGCTCTTTCTTCGGAAGAGACTTCGCCTCGATAAAGTCTTTTGACCAGTCTCTACGAGACTCCTGTAAGTCTTTTATCTGCAATTCATAGACCATATATTGCTTCACATAAGCAACCGCATCATCCATGGACCACGTGGTACCGTCTGATGATTCATCTTCATTAAAAATTCTTACTACGCTTGTTTCGTTACTCATTTCGACTTCTCCAATTTTATTTCAATTACACTACTTTATAAGTTGCCCGAGCAGATCCTCTGCTCTTGCGATCATTATTATACGCTCCAGGCTCAACTTTCGCTTCGCTATTTTTACCATTTTTTCGGTCGAAGATTTCTTCCTGATCTCTTCTTCTCCAAATAGGGCACCGACCTCGTTCGCATGCCTCTCTAGCATTGAGTTCATATCGCCTGTCAGGTTCTCCCAGAGCCTGTTTGTAAAATTAAAGATACCATGGGCGTCGTCTCTCCCGAATGGCTTATCGCTGTCACGCGAATACATTATCTTCATAGAGTTTAGCTTTGCTATGTCCAAGATTTCATCAGAATCATACGATCTTATCCCGTCTAGAGCCTCTGGATCGTCTGGCTTTATATCTGCCATTATCCGAATATAGGCCCCAGGACTCAAAACAGACGTCTTTATCCCTCCCGACTCCTCGGGGGTAATCATTATGCTTCTATCTGTGGAGCCATTAATTTCATAAATTCCACCGGCATATCTTGACCAATTTTCAGCCTTCTTGTAAAAAGTACCCCTCTTTATTGCCCCTATATGACTCTTCATCATTGCTTGTCTATCCTTTGTCTCAAAAGTAGACGAAGAAACATCTTTACTCGCCTCAAATTTGCTCATATCCGGAGAGTCCCAAAAAAGAGTTGAATTCCCCACTTCTGACGTCCACTCTTCTGAATCATACTTTAATACTTTTTTAACCCCATCGTGTCCCAGCTTCCCCACTATGCCTCGGCCATTAAGAATATCTTCTGTGTCAATTGTTATCCCTTCTATTTTCTTTTTTCTAATGGCCAAATTAATATCACTTGCCATGACCTCTAGGCCATACATATTTACCAGAGCATTTTTAAAGTTTGCCTGAACGCTGGCACGATAAGCATCGTTATCTCCAGAGCCCCACATTCCGTGGCCTCCGAACCTGGGGCCATACTGCTCGTTCATAATCATATGATTCGCAGTTACCCAATCCACCATTGGAATATATTGCATAGAGACTGGATGATACCTATCAACCACTCTTGAGCCTTCACGACTCTCGGAACCCATTAGAGCCTCAGAGATAGTCTCTCTCATTATTCCATTCTCATCTGGAGTAACTGAGTGCTCTTTTTTTGCAGTCATTGTTAGCGAACTAATTGTTCGAAATGGCAGTGAGCGATACTCGTCGTGTAGGGATGATATTATGCCTATATAGTGCTTTTTGATCGCAGCTCTTAGCTCCGGATAAAGGGACTCGTCGATCATTTTAGAAAAAGACGACTCGTCGATGAGTGCGAGGCTCTTGAGCTTCTTGGCGGCCTTGGTAGCGGCATTCTCATCTCCTCTCATGTGGGCTGTGTGCAAGGCGTCTACTCCTTCGATATGCCTCCTCATCCGGCTATATGATTTGTCTATTTTCGACATTATCAATGACGCTTCCGCCGGAGACCTTTGCATGGCCCAGGACAAGTCTTTTGTCATCTTTCTTCCTCCAGATGATATTTCAACTGGAAGTCTAATGTCAATGACCGGGACCCTCGTTGGGTATGCTGGCCGAATACTTGTAACTTCTGGCTTTAAAGAGCTCTGAGGACGAGTAACGGTCCCCGCGTCTGTTATTGACGGAGAGAAGGCCATAGGAACCACCACTCCAACGTGGCCATTATATAGATCCCTTCTTGGAAAAGGAGTCTTTGCCGAGAAATCAGGATAAGTAATTCTTCCAAATGGAATTCCGCCCGTAGATGAGTACCCGATCATGTCGTTTGAAATTAGGCCCGGAACATCTCCATCTTTTTTTAAAATCTTAGTGTAAGGATGATATGCCACACTTATATGCTCCATCGTCTTCTCAAAAGAGTATTTTGGGCTCGTGGTAGTGTCCGGCACCGCGAATACTGACCAGCCGTTTTCGATTACTTCTTGGGGGAGCTTTTCTGTTAAATCATCTCGAGGATTTCCATATGGAGGATGAAGAACTCTCCCCTCTTTTATAATCCCTTGGGCCAGTATATATGCAATGCCCTGAGCGTCCGGGCTTGGAATTCCAAACCCGTATGCATCGCCCGGGTCGGCGGCGGTCGATAATATGTGCATTATGCCCCGAACATAGTATCCGGCTGACTTTCCGAATTTTGAATCTTTTAATGCAATGTCTTCGCTGAACCTTGCTATTTTGGCCGAATATGTGGGGACATACCTCTCGGGATTACTTCCTGTGACTCTAGCATACTTATCTTCTCTGTGAAGAGATATATCAACAACTGATATGTCCCCATATATGTGCCTAATGATATCCGCCGCGTCATCACCATTGCCTGAAAGCTGAGACTCCAAAAAGCCCCTTGCCCTTTCCAGGTATGAGTGTGACAATGACGCGGCTCGCAGGCCAGAAATTGTAGCACTAAGCTCGCCAGAGAGGTCTTCCATGGACTCTTTCCATGTTCTTATCCCTCCCGGAGTATCGAGAGACCACGGGGATGACTCCTCATCGCTACCAGTCGTTGCGAGTGCATCTCTTTCGCTTTTTGTTATTCCGGACAGGTCCTCGAAAGAAAGTTGCATAATAGCATCTGAAGATGATAAGTCGACTCCAAGATTATAGCCAATATATCTAGCCGGACTAAGATCTTTATTTAAATAAATCTTTGATATTCTAGCTAACAAGTCGGATAACCTCAATGCAGTCGCCAGCATAACTAGCCGGCCTGTGAGTTCGCTTCTTCTTCTCCCCATTTTCTTCTTATATCCACGCGGCACCTTCTCATTGGGTCGAAGAGTTAAGTCTTCCGACAGGGTGGACTCCTCCATGGTTAGGGCTGGGATTAAAATTTGATATATAGAAGAAACATAATCAGAGCCGATTAGAATCGTCCCAGCCGCTCCATGACCATAAAGCGACAACGCTGAAGACACCCCCTCCTCTATAACTCCTTGAACTTCTTCCTTGCTGTATTGCGACAAGCTTCTTAATAAATCTGGGTCTTTTCCCTCAAACTTGCTAATCAGTGGTTCTGCTGCCTTATTTGCCATTTCAACTATTTTATCATCATCCTTTTCGACGCCGTGGTCGGCCAATATGCCCATCAACTCTTCTCTTATCCGGCTCATTTGCTCATCGCTGCAACATGGGTCATTTTCACTACGCAAAACCCCTGCAACATCCAATGATGTCCCGACATTTTTCCATGTTATTATATTCTTTAACTGCGCTGTAATCATGTCCCCCACCTGTCTGATGTATAGACCCGGAAGATCTCTGGATTCAAACGCCCTCTTGTTCTGCTCCTCCTTGTAATTCTGGTGCTGCATCTTGTCCGATTCCGTTACTCCGGTAGCCTCCCCGCTGCTCGAAACACCATCATCTTGAACCATATTGGTTCCAGATGAAGCCTTGGTTGGATCTCCGAGCTTAACTTCGCCTGGATCAAAAGACTCAAAAACCGAACTTGTCGGAGACCATATATACCGAAGCCTTGATCCGATATCGGAATTAAAATGATACCTGGCGGGCTGCGAAGCTGCGCCTTTTGATGGCATTATAAAATCATAATCCCTCCGAAGACCGAGAGGGCTCTCCTTCCAGCTCGAGTAGCTTTTGCGATCGAGGTCATTGCTGTCTTCCACAAGAATTCCGGCCTCGACAAAGCGTGCTGTGCTATTCTTTCCCCTGGAGGTTAGCAGTCTATCTTTTTCAATCGACTCCCAGCTCATACTGCCTTTCTTCCCGAGGTCGTACCCGGCGTGCGCAGACCCGAATCCTATAGATTGCCCAATGGTAAATTTATGTCCGTTCTTGCATACCAGTCCCAAATCTTTTATCGCACTATACTTGTGAATTCCGGCACCATGAGTGGAGTCTAGCTTGACCCCCATGGCTAATGATAATAATTCTGCTATTTTTCTAATCCTGTTATCGTCAAAACCTGCGCTTGCATTTTTTAACTCCAATATAAATGGCTCGAGATCTCCGGCGTCGATCCCGAATCTTACTAAAAGATTTAAGACCCCCCTCGTCGCCTCTCCTTTGTCATCACTAACAACCCGACTTAGGAAGCTGGACATTGAATTGCTACTATTCGGGTCCCTATCGAATGATGAAAGAGATGTGGCAGAACCACAAACTAAATACCCAGCCCTCCCAGGCTCTATAGCAGACACCCGTCCGTCCGCCGTAGTAGGAGCGGCGTAATCTGTCGACTCTCCTGTCATAGCATCTATTGGGCCGTAGTGAGGAATTGCAAGATATCTATATTTATTTCGAATATCCCTTGGGATATTCGAGGATACCACCTGCTCCTCAATCTCTATATGGCATGGGCATGCAAAAAATACCCTAGAGAATTTCCAACCTCCGGATCGGACCTTTTCAAAATATCTCTCAAAAACCTCCCTCTCATCCTCGGAGACTGCTCCGGATCTTACCGCTTCATTCAACTCTTCTATAAAGCCCGGGCCGGCTGCAGCCGGCACAGGCTGTAGGTGTTCTGGGCGGATTCTAACTTCTGGGTCCTTTCTTTTGAGCAGCTCTGAACTCAAAGATAATCCGCACTGTGATACAACATCTGGCTTCCCGTCGCCGGCGCAACCGCCCGCCTTGTCGCAGGCGAACGGACACTTAAACCGAACGGTCGAAACCTCTACTCCGGCCGTCTGAATTTTCTTGGAGCCCCTAATCGATCCGAGGGCCTCTTGCCGCCGAAGCATTCCCTCGACATGATCTTCTTTTTTTCTCGACCTAATTAGCTCCTCTATTTCGTCCCAATTCTTCGGCTCATCTGGCTTCTTGCTATACTCATAACGAATTACAGATCCCAATCCCTCCGGATCTAACATGAATTCTCGATTTAATATTTTGCCACTAGAACTTATTGGGCTGTAGTTTTGAATTCTAAAATCAGAAGTCTTCTGAAGATCTACTGCAGATTCTTTTCCAGACATATTTCTTGTGTATTTGCTGAACCGAATCCACTTATTACACATTGGGCATTCAATTCCATTCCAGCCGGTGTACTCTTTAGTATTAAGCTTGGCTATTGTAATCATTCTAATAAATGATTTACTAATGCTGCGATACATCGAGTGTGTTAGAAATAACTTTCCATATTTATGGGCGCGATTTCTCATGAAGTGCTCTTTAAACTTTCTTCTGATCTGAACCTCATACACTTCATTGTAAGTGGTTTCAAAGTTTTCAATCTTTTTGTCTTCCTTGCTTACTCCGCGAAACTTCTGAAGCGCAAAAGATGGAAATACAAGCGAAGTAATCATCACAATAGACGTCTCTAGCATTTTATTTCCATTTTTAAGCATAGACGGAGACATCAATAGGTCCAAAATATCCTCGGCGGCCTCGGATCCTACCGCCCGATAGGAGCGATGAAGATCAAAGACCTCTTCGTCCCAAATTTTTATTGCAGAGTAAAGATCATTTGCATCGCCTATAACTATAGAGCGGTTCTCTTTAAACTCAGTGGTTACAAAGCTTCCCTTGGCGTTTATGTCTGCGCCATTCAAAGAGTTATTTTTCAATATTTCTATTTTTGTTAGGATGGAGCTCTCGAGCCTGCTCCTAACGGAAAGATCTACGGACACCCTCACTATTGCTCCGGAGTCATCCCTGGTTTCTGTAATGGCATCCATTGGCCCAGATACCCCCGATCCCCTGAAGCCATCGTAAAAGCCGCAAACTCCTTGACTTCCAACCCCTGAGGCCCCCTGGGAGCGAGAAGCTATAAGCCTAACCTTTAGCGCCTGATCTTCCTTTGGCCTTTTTATTGCATCCTCCCCCTTGAACACCTCTCTGGCTGCCTCTTCCTTTTTTTCTTTTTTCTTATCGGCGGGGGTGGCGGGCTCGCCGGGGGCGTCGTCGCTTATACCTTCGAAAACCTCGTCCGAGGATATGGCCTTTCCGGCTATTGATGTTAAAATATTATGAATCACCTCGTGATGAGAATACACATCCTCCAAAATGATTTCCATCTCCGATTTGCCAGAAGCAGCCTCCAGCCCTGATAGGACAGAGTTCATTTCATTTAATGCTGTAGCAAGATCTGCTGCATCAGATGATGGAGACGAAAACGAATCGTGGGGAACATCAACCATTAGAACCGATCCGACCAGGGCTGCGATGGCCTTTAGTCCGGACTCGGAGTCCGCCTCGAACTCAATGCCAGAAACACTCTCGGGTTCCAAAAGAGTCTCTGCCCAAAACGACAGTAAATCCTCTGGAGACTGCCCCCTTCCGGGGAGGCCGCGGGACACGCCACGTGCGCCTGACTCCTCTTCGTCACGATCCTCATCGGGGTCTCTCTCTTCAAAAAGAGATGGAGTAAAATCTTCGCCAACACTCCTCGAGAAAGAGAGCATCTTCTCTATGCTCTCTATAGGGAGTTTAAAAAATGTTAAGCCTCCAATAATTCCAATTGCCTCGATGGCTTCGGACTTTGAAGTATTAGGAGACACCATCGAAAGAAGATCCTTCTCTGTCATCTCTCCGGCCTCAACCATCCCAAGGAGTGTTGCCCCCATCTCGTCGGAGTCGAACTCCTTGCGGGCATCTATGATTGAGTCATAAATTTCTTTATATTCAAAATTATCTGGGATTTGAGTCTTATCAAATAGTTCTTTTAGCTTTCCGGTGATTTCTGGATTTATATTCATATTTTCCTCTTAATACTTAACGGAGCTTAAAAGCTCCGTTATGAAGCCCCTTCTGTTATCGAGCCTCTTTGCCCTATCAGTGGTAAGGTTTTTATTAGCATAATTATATTCGTCATTTATTTTTTGAATAACATTACTCTTCCACGCATCCATCTGGATAAAATGAAGGCTTTCGGACCTCGTTTTTGGAATAAGGATTCTGCTGCTTTTTCTATCTAAATATATCCTACACTTTGAGGCAGAATTTGCAATCATCTTTAAACCATGCCCGTCCACCGGGTCGGTAACGTTTAAAATTAATTTTGCATCAGAGATGCTTTCTGACAAAACATCCCAAATCGGTCTGCATGCCAATGCCTTATAATATACGCTTCCAGCTTTAATATTAAATAAGGAATTTTCAAAAAGATGAGAGATATCGTTTCCGCCTTTATCCAAAATTTTCTTTGACATCAAGTTTATATATTCGTTTCCAGATCTTTTTATAGGAGTAATTAGGGCAAACGCACGTGCGTTCGCAAGCTTCTTATTAGGAAGAAAGCTTCTGGGATCGAAAATCTCCGTACCGGGGGGGTTGATTTTATTTATTGAAAACTCAAAATCTGGAAACTCATCGCATAAATTTACAAGCGGACTTATGGAGCTTGTCATATTATTCTCGCCCATGGTCCCGACTATGAGTTGCGATAACTCCTTTAGGCCCTCATTGAAGTAAGAATAGCCGGAGAGCTCAAGACCAGAGATTATAGAATCCAATGCGATTTCTGCAGATTTCGCATTTTCATTCGTTATTTCTCCATACCTTAAATTAAACTCGCGCAACTTTAAAAAAGAATACCGGCCCATAGAATATATTATAGCCTGAGCTCTTGCCCTGCACTTTGATACATATGCGGTCTCTATCTTCAGCACCTCATCAATCTGCATTGTCTTTAGATCTATATCCTTTGACTTGCTTTTTGACCGAGCTAGTTCATAAAAATAAGGATCTTGAACCGAATTTACTTCTTGAATTTGAATTTCGAGCAAATAAAGATATAAATTCTCTACAAATAGGTGTTTTCTTCTTACTACCTCTGGGCTAGAGCCCCCATTCTCACAAGGCTTTGGAGAACTTTTGATGCAAATGTCTGGATACTTTCTTTCGAACTCTTCCACTGAGCTACGAAAGAGACTCACTCCTTCGCGTAACTCCTGGATCGTCTTCCACTCAATATCTTCAAACCTGGTACTAAGAATAAGCTCCTCTATATAAAGCTGCTCCTTATTCTTCTCTGCCCCACTTCGCTTTAGAAATAAGATTTTATACCTTGATATTTCCCTTTCGGCCTCAATGAACTCGGCGATGTCGCTTCCAGACATGGTCAGTCCCTATTGAGTATTTCCGCTATTAAGCGCTTGGTTCTTGGCTTCTTTCCAAGCTTTTTAAGCTTTATACTCGCAGCCCATCCAGTTATTCCGACCTTATCCGCAGCATCCTTTAGGGATAGATCGTATAAGCAGATTAATTCTAAAATCTTCGCGGTCTTTGGATCAATAGAATCAGTTAATGAACGCAAGGATCTTTGAAACTCCATCATCTGCAGAGAGGTTCTTTTGTCCCCATAAATAGAAGCATCCGCGTCTATACTGTCTTGAAAGAACTCTCCGTACTCGTCGCCGCTCTTATTCTTTTTTGGATTTATCTGAGAAAATGATATTTCTCCGCGTGATTTTCTAAAAAGAGCCTTATGCTCCTTTCCGCACGAATCACATATGCCCAAAATATCACTATTTGGATCATTAGACTTTAGAATCTCACCGTCACAATCGCAAAGTATATTTCCATTTTTTGACTTTAATGAAAATGCATCATTTGAAAGTTTATTTATACTTCTTATTTTTGATACCAACTTGTTTCTAAGATGAATATGCAAGAAGGTACTAAGCTTTACTTTCTTTTCGGGGTCAAAGGCCTTGATCCCCTCGATTGCTAATATTACTAGCTCTTGCTTTATGTCTTCAAATCTAAATCCAGGCATATGTGTTCTAGACGCCATCTTGCACAAAAGCGGATCTATCTTCTTTAAGACCGCTCCATAGCCCTCGCCCGAAATAGTATCTACATATATCTCCTCATTATACATTCTGACTACACCAGAATAACTCTTCATTAACTTCTCCGGCCTTGCTTGTGGCTTAAATAATTGTATCAATTCTTACTCGCCCTCTACCCAGGAGCCCTGGCATATAGACTCATAATCACACCACTGACACAAAATCGACGGCTTCTTAACCCAATGTGTTTCAGTCTGAATATTTGATGCGGTTTTTACTATCTTGCTTCTGCATTTTTTTAGATCATTGGCATTAAACGTCCAATCTAAATATTTGCAATTATGTTTTAACATGAGATATGATCCGTGAATCACCGTAGCATCTGGATACAATCTCTTAATTGCCTCTGCATAAACCAGCAACTGAAAGCTAGTCATATACTTTAGGCTCTTGCTGGTCTTATAGTCGACAACATGGTATTCGCCTTCAGATATTCGATCCAGCCTATCGATGTATCCTCTTACCGTAACTCCTTCTTCTATCTCGAATGAGTAGGGAACCTCCACTCCTATCACCTCGGGCATGCCGTCATCCCTGATATGATCAAGATACGACTGCATTATTTCTCGAAGATATACGATACCATCCTTATCTCCGTCTGGGGACCATGTTTTTGTGTTTAATAGATAAAAATCAAACTTTTTAATAGAATCTTTAAAGCACTTTTTCATAAGCGCCGGATAATCCTTCTCGTCTACTGGCCCGTGGCTCATTATGTACTCATGAAACATCTCCAGCATTAGGTGGGCGCATGATCCAAACTCAGTAAAATTATGCTTTACCCTTGGCACGTCTGGTTTTTCTATATAGCGATAATGATACTTCTTTGGGCACTTATCAAATGTGCCCATAGAAGAGACTGATAACTTTAACAAAAGTAGCTCCTTAGAATATTTTAGAAGATGGCCTTTCTTGAATCCATCGATAGACAAAACGACCAGCACCCCGGCGGCCGCCGGATGAATGTTTTAATTTAAACTCTTTTGGATCAACCTTTTGCTTAGAGACAAGCCATCTTGACTCTTTGCTCTCCCAGTAAAAAAAAGCTATAATCCCTGTTTGCGGATTATAGATGCTCCTTACTAAGTTACCAGTAATAACTTGCTCTTGTTGCTTCCAATTTTCGTCATAAAACTTTGATACTGTATCTAGATTATTATAAGCACGGTTCACAATTTTGACCACTTGTTCTTCTGCTTTCTCTTTCGAGGTTCCATCAATTACGATTACTCCGGCCTTTGGATTGAAGCTTATATCATTTACCGTAGTTCTTTTTCCATAAAAATCTGTTTCCATATCTGAGCTTATGGCTTTTTTTATGAAATCAACACTAAGGCCTCCTTCATTTGGAGTTCCGCTTTTGCTTGTTTCCGATGCCGAAATATCTAAAGAAGAAAAATCTATAGAGGTCTCTTGTGCCTTTCCTCCGTCAATTAAATATGACATATTATCCACCGCATCTTCTCCGAACGGAAGAATGCTTATGCCCTCATCTCCAAGGTGCCTTGGGCCAGACAGATCGGTGCTATCTGTAATATACTCCTCCTCTAACACCGAAGAAGATATACCTCCAGATATGGCAATTGCAGCCAGCGCAACAGACGCCCCTGACGTTGGCAAGTATATTCGCTCGGCGGCCATCAAAGATGATGAGTCCGGCGTGGTGCCATCTAGCGTATAAAATACTGTTGCAGGAACATTTGTATCAAACTCTACGTACTCTGGAATTCCAGATACAAGCTCTCTCTCACTCTCTGTTAGCGTTAAGACTATTCCGGACATTGTTACCTCTAAGATAATCAATAAAATTAGTAACTATCTGGCCAAAAAGTCGATCGAACTTTTCCCATTCACCTTCGTTACATCAATAACGTGATCAAACTTTTCCTTAAGCGTCTCGTCGTGGGTTATCACCATGATTTTATATTGAGCCTCTAGCGCACGAATAACGCTCACAAATAGCGTCTCAACGCCGAAGCGGTCCAAGGGGGAGTTCACCTCGTCCAGCAGCAAAAACTCCAGCGAGGAGCCCCCGTAGCGGCTGGAAAGATCGCTCAAGGCCACCCGAAGCGACAAGGATATTCGAAACTTTTCTCCACCACTAAGCGACTTGAACCCGTGTAGTACTCCATCTTTTTTAACCTTAAGATCCAAAGTCTCCACCGTAGAGACCCCATCTGATCCGGTTCTTTGCGTCTCTAGGGTTATTGTTGATGGCTCATTACAGATAGATGATAAAATCTTATTTGACGAAGACTCTAGGTCTTCAATGATTCCGTCCAAAAGAATGGTTTGAATTCCGTTCTTGCCCATCATTTTTGACATACTTTTAAATAAAGATATATCTTTAAGCTTAGATGACAAAGATGTCTTCTTTCCTCTCATATCTTTTACCGACTGCTCGAGCTGAGAGACCCTTTCTGTTAGCCTTCCGACATCTTCGGAGTTACCAGAAATGATAGAGTCAAGGTCTTCGCGTCGATCTTTTAGGTCCTTAACCTTATCTCTAAGAACCTGGAAGTCGGAGTTTTGAAGGGATTTTAATATATCTTTATTTACAGACAACTTCGAACTAACGTTTCCAAGTACACGCTTCAGCTCTATCAGCTTCTTCTTCTCTCTCTCGAGCCCTTCGCTCAAAATTGAGTGGCGGAACTCAAAAGATGACAGCTCCTTTTCCAGGGTGTCTATTCTTAAGTTTTCCTTCTTATACCCCTCATAATCTGAGATGCTCTTTTTTACAATCCTAATCTTTGATGCAGCTCGAGTCATTGACTCGGAATAGCGGTCTGACTTTTCCTTATGATCATCTCTCAGGGACTCGTACAGGGACGACTCAATAGCCTGATGGCACACATAGCACTCGCCCGGAGTTATGTGAATCTCACTAAGAGACCCTAGCGCATCCTTTGCAGAGGATCCTGACGAAGATAAGGATATTAGCTCCTCTCTAAGTTCTGAGAGTTTATCATCACAACTTTCTACTTTTGATAACTGAGATAATGATGCTCTCTTTTCTTCAATTTTCTTCTGCTCGGCATCTACTTCATCTGTCTTGTCTTCAACCTGCTGGCTAAGCTCATTTGCATCACCAGAAAGATCTGCCTCCCTCTCTTCGAGAGCTGCGATTGACTCTAAGATCTTATCGTATTTATCTGTATCAAGAGCTTTTTTCATATTGGAATATTGAGAGACAAGGCCCTCAAGATGCTTGTTGGTTGCTGACAACTCCTTCTTTGCATTTGCGACTATTGTCGTCACCTCCTTTAACTCAGCACTCGCATCTCCCAGGTCTTCGACCGTCTCTGCATAGGTGCTAACTGCCGCCTCTAATATGTCAGTTTCTGATTTTAATAATCGAGCTTTTTTCTTGGCCTCTTTCTCGTAAGAATCCCATCTAGAGATGTCAACTATAGACTTTAGAATATCCTTCTTTCTAGACGGATCCGCCTCTGCAAACTCTGATATATCATTTTGACGAAAATATATAGAGCTTGTAAATGTTTTGTGATCAAGCCCAATAAGCTCCTCTATGCTGCTATTTGTAGCACCAGAAGTAGATCCAGAGAGATCCTTCCAGGCTCCAGTATCATCTTTTTGAGCCAACTCCACGGTTGAAGTAGAGCTCCCCCTGTTTCTCTCTCTTATAACTCGATACACTCGATTATTATGTTGAAATTCAAACTCCACGCAGCACGAAGTTTCTCCCCACAGGACTATGTCGTCCATCATGGCCGACCTTGCCTTATTAAAAAGCACCCAAAGCATGCTTTCGAAAATTGACGAATTATGCGTAATAAATCCATTCAGGGCGTATAGATGAGTATCATTTCCAACCTGTATGTCATAAGTCTGAGCCTTGCCGATACTATCGATTCTCTTTATTTTATCCCAGTATATATCAGACTCGCTAAGGCTCCGGAGCCTATTGCTTCCCAGGGCGTCGGCATATTTACCCAGTCTTTCCCTGGACATGTTAGATTGGGACAGCTGCCTCTTAGTAAGCCTCAGTTCTGACCGATGCCCTCGCAGCCCCCCAGACTCAATTCCTTCTATTATCTCCCCGCAGAAGAGGGAAGATGGAATGACATCACGATTAGGATTCGCCTTCCTCTTTCGAGAGGAGGCGATCAGGGTATCTATCCTCGATCTTTTCGGCCCATAAACATGACCATCGACAAGGTTGTAAAACTTTAAAATATTATTATAATTCGAATGAATCGACAAGACCCATGAATCGTACTTGTCGGCAACTCGCTTGTACCTTATTGATGCCTTTATTCCAAATCTCAAAAAGAGCTCTTGAAGGTCGTATACAAACCCCTTGGAGCCGAGACCGATAGAAACCTCCGGAGATGAACTGTCAGAAGAAGAGACGTACCCGTCGCCGGAAAAGAACATTCCAACGAAAGCGCCTACATTCTCTTCTGATTCCGAAAAGATTGCTCTTGGGACTCTTTTGTTTATAGCGAGGCTCCCCCAAAGAGCATGCTTTGACAAAAACTCACGAGCCGTCCTCGGAGAATTTGCAACTTTGGCTAGCGATGTAAGATTAGAATCATCATAAGAAATAAGCTTATCGTAGCACAAGGTGCTGGATAGAGATTCAATTCTTTTATGATTTGATGGCGATTCCTTCTTTAAAGATAGGCCGATCTGTATCATTCTATCTAAAATTTGCCTTCTTATGTCCTTAATGTTCTTCGTTATTACCAAGGAGTATGTTATTCCCCGCCGGGATAGGTCTGCGCCAAAAATACTCTGTACGTCATTGTGAGCAATGCTTATAATCTCGTCATCCGTGTTCGTAAAGTTGCACGATGTACCAGTAAGCCCGCCCTCCGCCGCATATAGGCCGAGAAGCCGAGCCTCTTCGATCCTCATTGAAGAACGGGGATTGACTACGGGCAGTGCGCGTGGGGAGGCAACAAAGTCCCCGACGATCAAATCTTCGGCAGGTATACATTCCGTATCGGATATCATTACGGGATGGGTACGGGAAACTCTCTCGATACCACCAGAGGTCATCTCTACTTCTAAGATGTCCTTTTCTCCGGACAGGTGCGTTGCTTCAACTTCCACTGGGCGCATAAGGAGGTCTTCGTCCAACCCCCATATCCAGAACTCCTTAAAGTTCTCATGGAGATCTTTGACGGTTATCTTTTCTCCAGAAAACGCCTCGGTCAGAATCGTATCCCCAGAAAGGCACTTCCCGGACCCGTTGGACTTTCCATAATCTCCCTCTGTATTTCCAATCAGGAGTACCGACTGGAACTGGGAAAAATCAATCTCACTATCTGCGTGAGAGAAAAAGTTTTTTAACTTCAAACTAAGTGGAATCATTAATTATCCTATAATCTTTTTCGCTTCAGATAAAAGCTTCTCTTTCATTTTCGATTCAATGCCCTGGCTAGCGATAAACGCCGAAAACATTTCATAATCATCTTCATGATCTAAGATATCATTATCTCTTATAATTCTTACTATTACCGGCTCTACCGTTACCCTGGAGACGAAAAACGCACCAGCATCTCTTGCTAGCTTTTGAACGTAAAGCTTATCCGCAGCTGGAAGCACAGACTCTTTTACTGAAACCTTCAGCCTTACAATCTTGTCTTTCATGTCGATTTTTGAGACCTCCTCCTCTATCCTGTCCTTGCAGTTGGCAAAGGTTGCATCAGAAATATCAATAACCGAATCGATCAGGTCTCTCGTGGGAACTTTATGAAAATTTACCTTTTTATTTACCACGTCATAATCGATAAAGTACTTATCGACGTTGGCGTCTCCAAAGTTCGTACGCTCCATAGAGCCTACGTAAATTGATGGTGGATTCTTTTTCTTAAGAATTCTAAATGTATGCAAGTGTCCCATCACCGATAGGTCGCATGTCTCAAAGCAATTTGCGTTAACCAGGATCTCCGATCCGCCATAGTCGTTATAGCTTCCTTCGTAATAAAAGTTATGCCCGACGGCCATTATCGGAGACTTGTTATCCACAGATCTGCACAATTCTCTTACGTGAGCCTCGTATCCGGCAGACCGCTCTGCGCAGGACTCTCCCGCATACATTCTTTTGTCTCGGTATGGCATTAACAAGATGTTTACTCCCTCATTTTTTGAATTAAAAAAGGTTACAACCTCTGGCTCTACAATCAGCCTGACATTGGGGTAGTCTTTCGCTGGGAGCGATGTAATTGAACTCGTAAATGAATCCCCGCTCCTTCTGTAGTCATGGTTTCCCATAATTACAACAGTAGCAATATTCGCTTTAGACAACCTCTTGAGAGCTCGATTTGCTATATCAATATGCTCTGGAGTTGGGTTTCTGTGCTCAAACAAGTCTCCGGTTTGAATAAAAACATCTACACTTGTATCTATACAGTGATCTATAATATGATTTAGACTCTTCTCGTAATCATCTATCCTCGTGTTACCGCCGGCGTCCTTTGTTCTTCCAAGGCCAAAGACCGCCCCTATGTGTGAGTCTCCGCAAATAACTACTCTCATTTATTATACCTCTTTTTGCACACTCTCTTTACTTCAGAGAGGAGTGCTTTACATTTTTTGGCCTCATTCTGGCCAATGCTTTCAATGTGGTGGTCAGTCCTCTTCATTAGTGTCATTATCCACTCTTCGTCATTCGGATACCTCTCCTGGAGACTTCGAAAGAAAACAGATATATCCATCAGCGATGAAAAAGTAGACGGCTTAGTCACTATCACCCCGGACTTGTCGGTCTTTGAGTGATCAATTAATGGCTCTAGTGCGCGGAGGGCTGCCATAAAGTCACACCCTGTTGCTAATATATAAAAGTCTATTTGATTGTGGCTACTCGAACAGCCGTAGCAATAAAAATTATTATTAACCGAGTCTATATATAGAGAGCTCGTCCTCTCTCGACCGCCCTTGTGATCTGGAGATGGGCAGCAACATCTGTGGGTAAAGTTTCCAGAAGATACTCTTTCTGGCCTTATCTTTAACAGATCCAGAATATCTAAAAATCCAACCCCCCTAATTATATCGTCCTTTCTAACTCCCACTTCTAAAGAGCCCTCCCCAGAATGAAGTCTTTTTCCTTGTATGGGCTTCAAGGTTCAGGGATAATTTTTCAATTTCATCTTTTACATTTTCTATAAATGGCGCACGAAACATTATCGGACTAGATACTCTTCCATCTAAAAAGAGCCCCATTCCAACGTCCGTCAGATTCTCGGCCCCCTTTGCATCTAAAATTACACGACTGTCAACAGCCGAGGCGACCTTTAGCGCAATTCTTCCTGGAAAATTAGCCTTAATCAGCCCAGAGATGACCTTCGACGAAGGCCTCTGGGTCGCTAGAACTATAGAGATTCCGGCAGCTCGACCTTTTTGCGCAATAGCGCATAAAGGCTTTTGAATATCATTAGATTGCAACACCATATCCGCCCACTCGTCCACCACCAGGACTATCGGCGCGAGTGCCTTTTTTGCAATAACGCTATCATTATATTCACGAAGATTCCTTGCCGACTTGGACTTGAATCTTATGAATCTGGAATTCATAATATCATAAATTTCATCTATTATTTCAAGCATTCCCTCTACCGAGTTCTCTATCCTTGAGACTTGGGAAAAGTTTTCATAAGAATTAAACTCAACCATTTTTGGGTCGACCAAATATATTTCCGACTTAGACTTCAGCAATGATAAAATTATAGAGTGCAGCAGAACACTCTTCCCAGAACCAGGAACCCCTCCGATAAGAAGATTTGGTAGAGTATTTAAATCTACGAACAAGGGCTCTCCGTGAGAGTCTGTGCCGATGGCTGCTGGCGAAGCCATTTTTCCATCGAATAGACTTACTACGTCGATTAGATTTGGTGATCTAATTTCTTCTCTTTGAATGCTTATTCGATAAACGCCCTCCCTCATAACAGGATGGCCTATGGGCGTTGAGCACGACTGCATTGCCATACCGATATCCGGCAGGACTCTTCCTACCTTCGAGGCTCTCGTCCCATTGGACAGCTTCACGTCATAGACGTCAAAGAACGCCCTACTATCAACGGATATAAAATCACACCCAATATTAAACGACTTAAGAAGAGAGTACAGCTTATCTACCCCCTCCCTTTGGAAGATTACTTCTTTTTTTGCGGAAATCATTATTATTCCTTATGTTTTCAACGGCATCGACTAAGGCGGCCTTGTACGCCACAACAGCAGTATAAGCACGATCATCGGATATGTCTACTGAAAGTTTCCTTCCCAGGTCTTCCTGAGATCTGACCAGGGAGGCTGCCTCGTCGACCATCTCCAAGAGCATCGCCAAAATATTGTCTCTATCTGTCAATTTCTTTTCTGCTTTTTTAGTCTTCCAATTTCGCGCTTCAAATCTCTCAGCTCGACCTCTAATCTTAAATTATCGTCTCGAAGCTTCAAGGAAGAGCGAAGGCACAAAATTACTAACCCAAAAATTCCTTCGCCGGGGTTCGCCGAATCCATTTCATCTGCAGCAGAAAGCAAGCGATTTAATGTTGCAACAACATTATTTTTATATCCCGGAGTTTGATTGTCCGGGTGAGTCTTGTCATTCATTAGCTCCTTGAAGTCATTGAATGCATTTTCAACCTTTCCCTGTGCTCGCTTCTTCGAGTCGACATAGCGATTATTGGTTGGTATTTTTAAATCTGACATCTTCAAAATCCTCCTTTAAAAGTAACATAAGATAAATGCCACAAATTTTGTGCATTCTTATAAACGCCTGAATCTTGTGGAGAGATTCGTCTGACAATATTCCAAAATCTCTGTATAGCATATTAATTATATTTACTATCTTGTTCCTATCTAAGCACACCCCGTCGAATAGGCCACACGAATTATCCAAAAAATCCATTAGAGCAACATTAGAATGAGCTCCATTTTTTTTAAGGTCAACAACCGGATTGAGAACAGAATTGCAATAAGTAAAGTTATCATCTCCAACGTGACCATTGCAGCCTAGCATTATATAGGCATCCAGCATATAAACTACCTATTTTTAAGTTGCAGTAAAGTCAAGGAAAACAATCGGGCTCCACTCTCCATCGTTATCCATCACTCTTAATGTTATACGATAAACGCCCGGGATATCTGCTATAAACTTCCTATCTACTCCTCCGTTTATGGAAGAGAATACAGGAGATGACCCCGGAGGTTGCTGAGTTATGCTCCAATCGTACGCCGCCAGCGAACCATCTGGATCAAACGAGTTGGATCCTAGAAAATATACAAGAGCGCCGGTTTGACCGATGCTTGGCCCCGTTATATCTGCGGTAGGAGCCTGATTTGGAGAGGCAACAACAAATGTTCGCACATCAAACGCTGTAGCTCCATCGTCATCAGTGACTGTAAGTCTTACAGTATAAGTTCCTATCGTATCTGTTATGAATGATG